AACAATTACGCTAAGGCAACCCCATTGCCTACGCCTCCCCCGCCGCCCATTGGTGGTGGTATGGGTGCCCCGCCCATGGGTGCACCCCCAATGGGAACGGGCGCTGGTGGTGCTCCTGGCCAAGACCAGGGCATGGTGTAATGAAAGAAGCCGATATCAAAGAAGTTTGCCGCCACCTTCGCGCCCGTGCGCCCGAAGAGTGGGATGAATTCGTTAAGATGTTTAACGAATACACGGCGGAAGCCGTGGACGCTGTGACCGAAGCGGATGCTGCCAATATCATGACCGCGAAGGGATTTGCCCAGGCCAATAAGGGCTGGTTGAATGTCTTCACGCATCTTGATCAAGCACCATACCCTTCAAATTTACCTCTGCCTGCGCCTTAACGCCGCAGCCGGATGACAGGAGACTAATATGGTTGCCCCGATTGAAAAGACGGTGGATGCAAAAGGTATGCCTTTGCCACCGGTTGATCCTAATGTCGTTGTCCCCCCACGAGTTAAACTGGAAGCCGACCGCGCCGCCCAGCTTCATGCTCAGGCATACAGCCCACAGCCTGATGTTACCTCGTCTGTAATCAGCCCACCACCTGTTCAAAATGTTGTTACCGCCCCGGTAGCACCAGTAACGCCAGCGGCTCCCGCCGCGCCAGATGACCGTGCTTCTTGGGGCGTTAACGAGTGGATGCACCAAGCCAAGTCCATGGAAGGACGGTTTAAGCAAACCCAGGAAACTGTTCAGTCGCTTCAGGCGAGCCTGTCGGAAGTTACCGCTGCCCTTGCCAGTACTCAGGTTCGCCAGCCCGTTAACCAACCGCCACCGGTTACTCCTACTCCACCCGTGCCCCTGATTACCAAGGAAGACGTGGATACATATGGGCAGGACTTCTTGAGCGTGGCGCAACGTGCCGCGTTACAGGCTGTGCAGCCGACGCTTATGAAGCTTGAGCAAGAGAACAAGCGTCTTGAAGCGCGTTTGCTTACCCAGGCCAGCCAAAGCATCGAAGCAACCCTCGATGCTCAGGTTCCAAATTGGCCACAAATTAATGTGAGCCCGCGTTTTAAGAGTTGGCTACGTTTACGAGATATTTACTCGCGCCAAGTAAGACAGGATTTGTTGAACGCCGCTCACAAGGCCGCTGATGCCGCCGCAGTGGTTGCGTTCTTCAAGGGCTTCCTCGCTGAGGAAGAAGCTACAGGGTCCACTGAGTTTCTGACGAACCAACAGCCTGCGCTAACTGCCCAGCCTGCCACCCCGTCAGTAGAGCTTCAAATGCTCGCAGCCCCTGGCCATGCAAAGCCGGCTACCGGTACCCAACCGGGACAGTCCGCTGATGCTCCCATCTGGATCACTCGCGGCCAAATCACACAGTTCTATAAGAATGTGCGTGATGGCGTGTATGCGGGCAAAGAACAGGATCGCATGAACGATGAAGCGATCATTTTCGAATGCCAACGCGCGGGCCGTGTTCGTTAACCAAGGGAGTTATTGACCATAGAGATGGCTAACTCCCGAACATAGGGGTTAGCCATGGCTATTCCTTCTGGCGCATTTCCTATTGCCCCGGCTGGTGGCACTAGTATTTACCCTTCCGGTGGTACCGCTAACACCCTCCAGGCTACTGGATTTATTCCGGAAATCTGGAGCGGTAAGCTCGTGGAGAAGTTCTACGCGAGCACTGTCCTTGCTGCGATCAGCAACACGGACTACGAAGGTGAAATCCGCAACAAGGGCGACCGGGTGAAAATCCGAACGAAGCCCACGATCACCATTCGGAATTACTCTGCCGACGAATTGCTTCCTCTGGATCGCCCAAGCGGTGGTACGGTGGAACTTTATATCGGCAACGGTAAGTTCTTCTCGCTCATCCTTGACGACGTGATGGAAATTCAGAGTGATCTGAATATTCTTTCCATGTGGTCGGACGATGCTGCCCAACAGCTTAAGATCGCTGTTGATACCGACGTTCTGGATGGTATCGCCAACCAGATGGTCGCTGCAAACCGCGGTACTGCCGCGGGTGTCATCACTGGTAACGTCAACCTTGGCGTGACTGGCTCGCCACTTTCTGTTGTGGCGCGTGATCCTACCTCGGGCGAAGTTGAATTGCTCGACGTGCTCATGCGTATGGGTCAGGTGCTTGACGAGCAGAACATTCCGGAAGTCGGCCGCTGGGTCGTCATGCCGGCGTGGGCTGGTCGTATGGTCAAGCAGTCTGAACTTCGTCAGGCTTATCTGTCTGGTGACAGCGTTAGCATGTTGCGTAATGGGCGGCTGGGCATGGTTGACCGGTTCACGCTGTACATCAGCAACCTGTTGCCGAACAACAGCACGGATAGCGTGAACTTCGCTGCGGGGGAGTGGCCGATCTATGCAGGTCATGCGCACGGGCTCACGTTCGCTAGCCAGATTTCAAAGGTCGAGACGCTGCGCAGCGAACTGACCTTTGGTCAGGTGCTCCGTGGCCTCCAGGTCTATGGCTATCAAGTCGTGGACGGCAAGGCGTTGGTCCAGGCGCAGGTTACCCCTGGCTCGTAATAGAGCTAGCCTTTAACACGAACTTAAGGCCCCCCGTGTAATAACGGGGGGCTTTCTTATGAGGTAAGTGATGGCGTTCGACATTGTGGGCGATTACCTAGACGACGCGCGCACTCTCTTGCAGGATCAAGTCGTCCCATATCGTTACTCCACGTCCGATTTGATTAATGCTCTCAATCTAACGATGATGGATGTGCGTAGGCTTCGTCCTGATCTTCTTATCGATTATCTTGATAACATACCCCAATATGAATGGAACGATGCAGCTTCTACTCTTGTGCCCGGGGTCGATGCAAATTTTGACGATGACGATAATCCGACCTGGACTACATGGGTTCCAATCGAGCAACCATTTCGTCGGGCGCTTGTGTTTGGGATTGTCGGCCACGCCATGCAACGGGATCAAGAAGATATCGAAGATGAGCGCGCTCTTGCACGGTTGATGACTTTCGAGAATATCTTGCTTGCGACTAAATCTACCGCGGGTATGGCACCACCTAAGGGTTAAAAATGTCAGACGACGGCTGGAATGAATTTTGGCTTGGTCCTACTGGCGCTACCGGTGCCAGCGGACCAGCATTTCTTGGGATTACCGGGGCGGTAACTGGCCCTGCGTTCTTTGGGGTGACAGGGGCCAGCGGTCCTGCTGCTGGAACGGTAGTACCGGTTGAACCCCACACTGGTTACCTATACAAGCGAGCACGAATTGAGCTAGTAGGTGCCAGTGATGCCATGATCCGTATGGCGATGTATGATGTATTTGTTGAATTTTTTAACGACAGCAAGGTGTGGATCGAGCAAATTCCAGGACTTCTATTGCCTGGAGTGGTATTATACCAGCTTGTGCCGGGTCAACCCCAAAGCCTTGGTGATCCAACTCCTGCGGGGAAGATTATCGCACTTACCGGCGTACTTGATTTAAACGGTATTTTTATCACGGCGGCTATGCCACAGCTAAATATACTGCAAATCCAATATCCGCAGAGCGTAACTACTCCTGTTTTTGCGGTAGTGGTCAAGAGTGTTGATAGGCCACAGGACCCAGATTTGCCAGACATACCGCAATCCATTATGGACAAATATGAGCCATATTTGCTGGCGGGTATCAAGGGTAAGTTGATGCTTCAGCCTAACCGGCCATACTCAGACCCCAAAAATGGTTCATTGAACTATCAATATTTCCGTCAAGGGGTGAATATCGCACGTGTGGCAGCGATGCGCCAGAATACTAACGGGTCGCAAGCGTGGGCATACCCACAAAACTTCCGTACTCGATCTCAAAAAGGTTGGGTAGTGTCAACTGGGCAATGGTGGAACCTGTAAAATGGTTGATATCGATAGGCGTGGAATTACTCGTGTGGATTTCACCATAGGGAACAACGTTTGGTGGGATGACCAACTCCAGTTGGGCGATCCTAGCGATTTCTCGTGGACCCTCAACGGTGCGAATTTCTATCTGAATATTCAGAATACAGATAGCGATCCTACACCCCTACTTGCTCTTACAAGCACTGCTGGTCAAATTCAGGTAATTGATCCGATCAATCGTATTCTAGGCATGAACGTGCCAGACGCAACCATTCGTAATGCCCTTCCAGAAGGGGATTATGTTTACGACTGTATCATGCAGACGATTTCGAATGGACAGGTAGATGGCCTGTTCTATGGCAAACTACATGTGGAGCAAGGGATTACTATCCCGCCAACTTAATGCCTGTAACTCGCATCATCGTTCCGCAGCTTCAACGAGCACCATTTCCGCCTATTCCGGCGCTGCCAGTGCGTGTGGCTGGGTTTACGGGTCCAACTGGGTTAGCTGGACCTGGGACTGGACCGACTGGTCCTACTGGATTTACAGGTAACACTGGTAATACGGGTAATACTGGGCCAACTGGTCCTACTGGATTTACAGGTAACACTGGTAATACGGGTAATACTGGGACAACTGGGCCTACCGGGTTTACTGGGAATACAGGGAATACGGGTAATACAGGGAACACGGGTAACACAGGGAATACCGGGAATACAGGACCTACTGGGCCTACAGGCAATACTGGGCCAACAGGTGCTGGCGGTGCAGCATCTACAGTAACTGGGCCAACAGGAAATACAGGTCCTACTGGACCTACGGGAAATACGGGTCCTACTGGACCTACTGGGTCTACAGGTAATACAGGTCCAACAGGTATTGCTGGCTCCGCAACAAATACAGGAGCGACAGGTAATACTGGACCTACTGGAAATACTGGTAATACAGGACCTACGGGACCTACTGGAAATACCGGGCCAACCGGTATTGCTGGTTCTGCTACTAATACCGGTGCTACAGGTAACACTGGGCCTACTGGCCCTACTGGGTCTACTGGACCTACTGGTAGTACAGGTCCAAACGATGCTCCTATTGGACCTACGGGTGGTAATTGGTATTTATCTCCATGGATGAATACTGACGATCTCAGTACACCTAGCGGATTTACAGGAGCGGCTACTACTATTTACGCCTATCCGGTTTCATTCCCCCAGAAATGTACAATTGATCAATTAGGAGTTTTTGTTACAACAGGATCAGCAGGGAAAAATTGTCAGCTTGCAATATATGGAAGTACATCAGATGGACATCGTCCCGCTGGGGCAGCATTAAGTAATACAGGTAATATTTCTACTGCAAGTGCGGTTTTTGTATCTGCTGCGTTAGGAGCGAATGTACAAGTTTCGCCTAACACAGTATACTGGTTAGAATTTATGGATGATAATGGGATTAATATCTTTACTGCCGATAGTAAGTCTACAGCTATAATGTCTGCATATATTGGTACCGCAACAGGAGCTAATCTTATTGGTAATCAAACTGTCCTTTCGGGAGTTAGAATATCAAATATGACTTATGGTACTTGGCCAAATGAAAATAGTTCAACTTTTGTTGAAATTCTTTCTGGTAATTGCTGTCCACTGATCGCTTATCATGTAACTTCGGTGCCATAATGCCACGTTTCTCACCGTACCAAATCCCAATTCCGTTGCGTGTTGTAGGGCCGCCTGGGGCTACAGGCAATACGGGTCCTACTGGGTCTAATGTAGCCCCAACAGGACCGACTGGCCCTACTGGAGCAACTGGGTTGGCAGGAACTGCGACTAACACAGGAGCGACAGGTGCAACAGGACCAACTGGAACATTTAATACCGGCCCTACAGGACCTCCAGGGAATGTTACAGGCGCAACAGGGTCAACTGGTTCAACAGGTAACACCGGCCCAACTGGACCTTCTGGAACGGCTGGTAGTGCAACTAACACCGGAGCAACGGGTCCGACTGGTCCGTCTACTGGATTTACAGGGCCGACTGGGCCTACGGGATCGACTGGGGCGACTGGTCCGACTGGGTTCACTGGAAATACGGGACCGGGGACAAAACTGGCAGTAGTATTATTCTCTCAATTACCGTCTGCGGTAACCGCGGGGGCGGGAACACAATATTTGGTTTCTGATAGTAATTCGAATACGTTCGGTTCTACTTTCGGTGGAAGTGGGTCTTTCACAGTTCCAGTATATTCTGATGGCACTAACTGGAGAGTTGGTTAATGCCTGTTCAACGTATCTGGCTCGTTCCTATGCCCCAGCGTGTGGTTGGACCTACGGGTAACACCGGGCCGACAGGAGCAACTGGTGCGACCGGTGCAGCGGTGACAGGAGCAACTGGTGTAACTGGACCAACTGGACCGACTGGGAATACAGGAAATACAGGCCCTGCTGGGTTCGCAACCAATACAGGCGCGACAGGGTTTACTGGCAATACAGGCCCTACTGGCGCGGCTGGTGGTCAAGGTATTGCCGGACCTACTGGTCCTACTGGGTTCACTGGGAACACAGGCCCAAGTGGCCCTACAGGGCAAGGGGGGCAAGCTACGAATACTGGTTCGACTGGACCAACTGGGCCTACTGGACCAACTGGTACTATTGGACCAACTGGACCGCAAGGGTCCGCGGTGAATACAGGTGCAACGGGGCCAACCGGTGCCGGTGCCGGTGGATCAAAGACGTATGCAGCTTTTGCAGGAGCAACTGCTGGTGCATGGTATTTGCCTGGACCATTTGGTCAATCAAGCGGTATGGGTGGTGGTACGTTAAATACGGTATATCTTTTCCCATGGGTTGCCCCTCAGACTATGACGATTGATCAACTAGGGGGAGAATGCCACGTTGGCAATGCCGGTACCAAGGTTCAATGCGGTCTTTATGCTAGCGCTGCCGATGGTCTGCCAACAGGAAGCGTTCTAAGTAATACAGGTGATCTTAATACCACATCCAGCAATACAGTGTTTTCTGGTGCTCTTGGGGCTAATGTCCAAGTAACACAAGGAACACTTTATTGGTTTGCTATGTTTTTCAGTTCAAATTCTTGTGACGTGTATAGTTTCCACACAGCTATGGCTGCTGCTGCTAATTTGGTAGGGGATAGTTCTTTATCTAATCTTGCCAGCAACAACAGCCAAAATTATGCTGGTCTATCGCTAGGTGGTCAATCTTATTCGACATGGCCTACTTTTACCGGAGCAACAAGCTTTACAAAGGTTATCGGCGCGAATAATATGCCGATCGTTTACTACCATATAACGAGTGTACCATAAGGTGAAACATGTGGACAAAGATCAAAGCGTTCCATTGGAACTCTCTCACGGTGGCATGGTCTCACATACTCGCATGGGTTGGTGTCGTCATGGAGGCGCTTTATCAGTTTCCTGATGTGGCCCAAAGTCTGGGGCTTGCGCAATATGTGCCCCCTGCTTATTTAGGTCGCTATACCTTTGCGATTGCTGCTCTAACTCTGGGTGCTCGCTTGCGCACCCTAAAGAGGGACCCACAATGATAGCTCTTCTTGGAATTCTAGGTCAGTTCTTTTCGGTTGTGCCAGGGCTTACTGGGCTTGGACAGACATGGGTGAAGGCGCACTATGATGCCCAGACGCAGCAAATCCAGGCTAAGTTGGGGTGTGATCGGGATACCGCTGTTGCTGTACTCCAGATGCAGGGGCAAGTACAAACAAGATGGTGGTTTGTCGCTGCTATTCCGCCTCTTTTTGCGGTCCCGTTTGTACTGTATACTTGGCGTTGCGTTGTTTGGGATAATGTGATAATGGGTGGAGCTACATCCACCCCCGCGCTTGGGGGAACCTTGGCAACCATCTATATGATGATTGTCGTATTCTACTTTGGGCATGGAATGTCCAAATCCACATAGGAGACCCACATGGCTATTCATATTAAGAAAAGTCACGAAGGACTGCTTCATAAGAACCTAGGCGTGCCTCAGGGTAAGCCTATTCCGTCCGGCAAGCTGGCAAGTGCTAAGAATTCGCCAAACCCGGCAGTTCGCAAGCGGGCTACGTTTGCTGAGAATGCCAAGCACTGGAACCACAAGGGTAAGTGAGGATATCCCCATGCCGGAAGTTAGCGATGAAGGTGCTTTCGAAGCGCTACAGACGCCTACCAGTATTGAATACGTGAAGAAGCCTGAGCCGGAACCTACTGGACAAGCTTATGTTGAGCCAGAGCGTGCCAAGACCACGCGAGAACTTGAAATAGAAGCCGGTAAGAAGCGTGTCGCTCAGGCTCAACGTGACATGGCCAATCGTCCGCCAAGGATTATTTCTGAGGCCGAGCGGCGTGCACAAGGCTATAACGTAGAAGTCTTCAGGCCAAATATGGTTACAGCCGATAGAGTGACAAGCGTTAATGGTATGGCTGTCAATCAGCAGCTTGGCGCGCTCATGAGGCGTGTAGGGAGTAATGCCCCTAAGTGAGGGTTAGATGGGTGGTGTCAGGGTCGATAAGTTTGGCGGTATGCTACCGGCCTGGGATGCCCGTTTCCTTCCTGAGGACCAAGCATCGTTAAGCCGAAACACGTATCTATACTCAGGTGCGTGTATCGGCTGGCGTGTGCCAAAGTTACTACGTGCCCTAACTAACTCGGCCGCTAAATCTGCTTACCGTATCCCCACCATAACCCAGGGCATAGCCGGGGATGTACTCTCTTTCCTCGGTAACCCCTTAGCCGGGGATACGGTAACTATTGGCGAGATCACCTATAAGTTCGTTACTACGCCTGTAAACCCATATGATGTGTTTATTGGCGGCACGACTGCAAAGTCTGCGCAGGCACTTTTCCAAGCCATAAATTCAGGTTCTTCTGATGTGGCAGTTGTAGGGAATAATACCCCTGCCAATCCTGCCACGACTAGTGCGAACCCGTATATAGGGTTCCCATTCGCGCTCCAAGGCACCACAAATACGCCTGGGGCAAACACCATCGTCCTTGTTCCGGTTACCCCATACGCGACTATGAGCGTTAGTGCTATCAACTGTGTGCCGCAGGCCACGGTCGGCGGTGCCAAATTCAAGGGGGTGTTCTATGACAACGTCAACACGATCAACACGGCCGGCACGGCATATGTCAACATCCCGTCCTCGCTTCTGGGCACGGGTGGTGAAGTGGTTGGATGCGTTGCTGGAACGGCTGTTTCCAGCATTCTAAGTACACCACTTACGCTTCAGGCAGGCCGCACGTACTGGCTTGGCTTTATCATGGATACCGCTATTCCGCTCCAGCTTTCGAGCAACGGAACGGTGGCGGTGTCTAACTCAAACACCTATGCCAACGGTCCCCCGAACCCCTTCCAAACAACGTCACTTAGTGGGGTGACTACCGGTGGAACGACCGTTGGCTCTTTGCAAACGAGGTATAACCTTGGCCAGCCAAATTGGCAGATATGGGGTACCGCGGCCACACTGAACTCCAACGATCCACTCAACAGTATTACCGGGACGGTAATTACGCTACAGGCGCCAGCTTTTGGGACGGCTTTCAATAAAACGCCAGTATCTGAGAGTACCGCAGGCGTCCGTATGTCCTGGGCCAGTGCAGTGTTTACTGGTGGCGCGAACCAGACCTCTGATACTACATTTACTGGAGCATCGACATGGCTGGAGTTTTTGGACCAGGATACGGATGTACTTCGAACTCCGGTGGTGGACGATACGTTCCAGAGGTATTATTTTGCGAGCCCATCTGTACCCCCACAGTACAATACATACGACCGCATATCGAGGTCATTACCCGCCTTTTACCTGGGTGTCCCAGCCCCACCGATTGCTCCAGCTTTGTCCATTATTGGCGGCGGAACGCCTACACAGATCGGGTTCCCTGGTACATCAAATACAAATACCCAGATCATCCCTACTGGTAACCCGACTATTATTCTCTATCCCGTCTCTACTACTGTTCAGGTAGCGCTTAATGATATTAGTTTCATGGTCGCGCAGTTGCCTACCGGGATACAGTTTTCTCTGTTTGGTATTCTGTGTGCATCGAACGCTGCCGGTAACGCAGGCGACATTATCGCATTCGGTACTCCCCAGTTACCGACAGGTCCACTTACGGCACCTATGAAAGTTGTTTCCCCGTTTACTACACCACCAACGCTGTTGCCTAATACCCAGTATTGGATTGGTGTTGTGTGCGTAGGACAGCCTAACGGGGTTTCTCCAACAGGACTTCAGTTTTCTCTATCTGATACCGCGACACAAGGGTTCTCTGGCACCTTCCCTATAATTCTTGTAAACGGTAATCCCACGGTCAATTATCCAACTGATACCGCGACTGGTACACTGCAAGCGCCAGCGATGACAGCAAATTACCCCGATTTGCAGCTATGGGGGGATGTAACTGCTAGTTCAGCAGCAATACAGGAGACAAGAGCATATGTGTACACGTGGGTCACCGCGTACAATGAAGAAGGTCCGCCGAGCCCTCCAGCACTCCTCACCTCATTTAACAACGCGACATGGGTGGTCGGTTTGCAGCCACCCCTTGCCCAAGACATGGGTACACTCCGCAATATTGTCAAAGCCAATATCTATCGCACCATGGCTTCGGTCCAGGGCGGAACCGTTTTCTTCTATGTGGGGTCAGTGGCGGCAAGTGCGACGACATTTATTGATGCAGTCACGGATGATGTGGTCGCAGGCAACCTTATCTTACCATCGACGAATTGGTTTGGTCCACCGGCTACTCTCCAGGGTATGATATCCATGCCGAATGGAATGATGGCTGGATTTGTGGGGAACGAGGTTTGGTTCTGTGAGCCATATCGCCCTCATGCATGGCCATCACAATATGTAGTCACTACCGATTACCCAATCGTGGGACTTGGTGTAACCGGTGTAACGCTTGTAGCTGCTACAGTAAAGAACCCGCAGACATTCACAGGAGTAAACCCTAACACTATTACGCAATCACGCATACCTCTGCCTGAACCATGCATTTCACGAGGTAGCGTGCTCTCTACCGATAACGGTGTTTATTACGCTAGCGCCAATGGGCTGATCAAGGTGGGCGGTGCCGGCAGCGTAGGTAATATAACCCAAAGCTGGATTACCCGGGAGCAATGGGCTAAATACACCCCGCAGAAGTTCATTCGTGCTGTTAAGAATGTGAGCACGTATTTTGCGTTTGCTTCGACGGGAGTGACAAATGGGCAAGTGGATAATTCAGTTGCGCAATCGGGTTTCACACTGGAACTTAGCGAGGCCGATCGAAATAGCTTCACTCTTTGGCCTCAAGTTGGTGGGCATAGGATTGGTTTTAGTCCTCTCACTAGCCCAATTTCTATTAACATTGATAATGTTCTTTCTGATCCTTGGAGCGGCGTTGCATTCTTGGTTGCAGGAAGTGGCATCTATTACTACGACTTCACCGACCAATCCCCATCCATTACACCGTTCCTTTGGCGATCCAAGAAATTTCAAGGACCGCACAAAGAAAACTTTGCAGCATTTCGACTTTGGTTCGACATTCCTCCTGGAGGCCCACAATCGCCTCCACCTCAACGCACTACTGTCCCATTTCAAGAGCATCCTGGTACGGTTGCGCAAATGAGTTACGTGACAGGCATGTTTGGTGTAGTGCGTGTGATTGCTGATGGTTTATATATTACAGAACGTGAAATTCGTACATCTGAGGAATTGATGCGTGTCGCCGCTGCACAGAAATATTCAACGTGGCAACTTGAGATCGAAGGTGTCGTATCGGTTACAAATATGAAGATGGCAACAACTGTGAAAGAGTTGGGGCTAATGAAATGAGTGAGCCATGCCATGGCCAGTTCTCGATCAATTTTATCCAGGTGGAGTAAACCAGCAACTTTTTGATATGATAGTTGTTTTGAGTGGTGCTATGGGAATTACCGGTCCTACCGGTTTCGTTGGACCGATGGGAGCTATAGGACAGACAGGACCTACAGGGGATACAGGAACAATGGGTTACATCGGACCAACCGGACCAACCGGACCAACCGGACCTACTGGGGCAGCAGGTAAAGTAGGCGTTACTGGGCCATCTGGAACGACTGGACCTACTGGTCCAACTGGAGCCACAGGACCAACTGGACCATGACCCAACCAAGCATATTCTTGACAGGCGATCAGGGGCAGAGCACTGACCAGCCCGCCGCGCCTCAACTGCCGGCTATCCCTACATATGATGGGACGCCTGAAGGTATGGCGTCTACTATGAACGCATTAGTAGAGGTCACGCGCCGGCTTGCGGGGCAAGTTCCGTCTCCTAACAATGAAAACCAAGGAGGAGGTCGTCCAGTATTTCAATCGCCAAAACAACAGCCGAGTAATACACCTAATCCTCAGGACAAAAAGACACAACCAAAAGGACAAACTGGACGATTTACAGAACAGTCTCGTACCAAGTCATCGGTAACAGTTAAAGACAGTAATAGTGGGGCTAGCTTAACATACCAACAGATTACCGGTCTTGTAATGAAAGATAATGTTACAGGTGAACTTTGGGAGTGGAAGTTGTGACTGTAAGTATTACTCCAAGTACACTTGGACCATTTAGTAAAATAACCGCTATACATTTTCCTAATAACAAGATACCGCCTGGATATCCTCCTATAGTGTATGTTGTGTTGTTAGGTAATGATGCGTTAGGGACTGTACAATTTCAACCTCCCGGGTCCTCTCATACGTTTAATTTTCCGTATGGCTCTCCATGTTTGGATTTCGGTTTAGGAGGTTTGTTACCCCCTCCAGTTCTTACGCCGCTTGTTACGGGACACACCAATAGCCCGCCAGGATACTTTAGTCGAATTGGAACTCCATTCGGAGCGCTTCTACCAATGTCATTAATTATGACTTGGACAGAGACTGACCCTAGTGGCCCGGGACAAATTAAATATGCTGGAGGACTTTATTTAGACAAGCTTACGGCAACCACAGCCGCTGCAAATATAGGTAACACACCTCCTGGTTGTACCGTTCAAGACTATGTTTGGAAATAGAGAAAGTTTACCCTTTCAGTCTATTGATCAATAGGGTTGTACTCTCGGCGCAAAAGGTAAACCAATGGCTTTCAATTTTTCAACGGTATACGATCCAAACGTTGGGCGTGGACCGGGGGTACCTCCTGGTAGCACTACATCCGGATTAACTTCAGTTTCCTTGTATGCTGAGCAGCTTATGCAGCAGCAGTATGCATGGGGGCAGCAGCAATTTGCTCAAAATAGCCAGCTTACCGATCAGGTTGTCGGTAACCTGATGAATTTGTATAGTAACTTGACAGGGGCTGGAAATCAGTTAATGTCTCAGTACCAGACGCTTTTTGCGCCTGAATATCAGCAACTGGTGACCGATGCGAACAATTACTCCTCTCAAGCGCGTATTCAGCAAGCTATGGGCGCCGCTGAAAGCGGGGTTGCCCAACAGTTCAATGGTGCGCGCAACGCCGCTCTTGCAGATTTACAGTCGTTTGGCATTGATCCATCGTCAGGCCGTTACGCGGCATTGGACGCTGCTGAACGAACCCAAGCCGCTGCGGCGCAAGCCGGTGCAGGTTTTCAGGCGGAACAGGCGACCGAAGCTACGGGTAGGGGCCTTCGGTCCGAGGCTCTACAGTTGGGTTCCGTTATGCCAAGCCAAGCTACTGCGGCCTACAACGCTGCGCAGGGGGCGGCTACCGCTGGTGAGAATGCCAAATTGGCTAACGCCCAAGAAGGCGTAAACATGATGGGGTCACCCACCCAATTGGGTGGTATTGCCCAGCAATTACACCAAGCACAATCGTTTCCACCTATGCCTAATCTTGGAGGTGGCGGCGGAAGTAGTGGTGGCGGTGGGGGCCGAAGCGGGCTGTCTAATGAACCGCCATGGCCTGCTACGTCTCCAAATTCAGGGGGTGGTGGTAGTAGCAGGGGCGGTGGCGGGGGTGGTGGCGGTGGCGGGGGTTATCCCGGTGGTGGAGGTGGCGGTGGTTATCCACCTTCGGCTAATATAGACCCAACTGGATATGATCAAGGGAACCCCGGGGCGGATACGCAGTCTGCTCCATATGATGCAAACCAGTATGGTGGATCGCCAGTTGATCCTAATGCTGGCGATACCTATATGCCGACACCTGGGTTCGATCAAGGTGCGCTTCCAGCCGATCAATCTTACCAAGACCCTGGAAATTTTTCCAACGATAGCAGCGGTAGTTCATCCCCCGATTTCTCACAGCCAGCATATAACGATAGTGGATATGCTGAAGGTGGTGCTATTCCGGTGTCTAAAAGTCCTACCCGTGGACGCAAAGTGGATGATGTGCGGGCTAAAGTACAACAGACAGGCGAACCTGTGCGCCTCAATGCCGGCGAGCATGTAATGACACGTGCTGCCGTTGCAATGAAGGGACGTAAGTTCTTTGACGATATCAATCGGAAAGCCCGTGGGGGCGCCATACCCATGAGTAGGTAAAATGAAACTCAATGAAGACGAACAGCCTGAAAAAGTTCTCCATAGAGAGGATGCAATTTCTGATCCAACGGATTTGACACAGTATGTGGCGCCTTTGTTTCGTCATGAAGGAGCACTTAGTATTGGCGATGCCGTACAGAATATAAGTGACAGGTTCAAAAATGCTATAGGATACAATCCGCAAGTACCAGAGGGTAGTATGGCAGATCAAGCAGGGTATAACGCAATCGGTCGTGGGTTTGAGGATGGTGGCACGGTGGATGATACTACCGGTGCTCTCCCACGTATGTCTGAAAGCGAAAATACTGATGAGACGCCCAATACCATGATGAGTGGTGGTCAAACCGGTGCAAGTGGTGAACAGCAAGGACCGTTTACGCCTAATGAACAAGCTCTAAATACTCGCGAGGAAGCACTTAACAAGTCCGGTCTTGGTGGCGCATTTAAGCAATCCCAAGAAGGAAAGATTGCTGCTGCTCGCCAAGAAAACGCGCAAGAGGATACAAGTGGCCAAGGACCAGTCGATCAAGGTCCAAGCCAGGAAAGTCCATTTTCTCCCGGAAACATGACTAAAGCGGCAGGTAATCTTGTCGGTGGAATTGCAAACGCCCTTCCTGGGGGGTATGGGAACGTAGCAAAAAGGTTATCACAGGAATTAATTGATTATGCTGCGCAAAAATATAACGGCGATCCAGCGGGGCAATATCATGGCCAAGTAATGGATCACCCCACTGCGGAAGCTATTTCTACAAGTGTCAATCAAGATGGATCAGAAGCTAACGAAGCTAAAAAAGGACTAGAATTAGCATTTCAAAGAGGTGGTCCAGAACCAGGACTTAGCTACCTACAAAACCGCATTGCAGCCTGGGATAGTGCAAGATCGTGGGTTACTGCGGCATATGATGGTAACAACCTGCGCGCTGCTGTAGATGGAATGAATAAGGCCGTTCGATATCTCCCCACAGAGGAAAACCTCCAATTTGGGATTGGCCAAGAAGGTGGGGTTACCGCCACGATAACAAATCCCAATGATAAAGATGTTGTGCATTTTAATCTTACAGGACCCCAATTTAGGGAACTAGCACGGGGTGGTTCCGGTTTTGCATATGGACTTATTAATGACCCCGCATCTGTACTAGCTAAGTTGTCTAACGAAAACCACGACCAATGGGCTGATCCTTCTTCGCAAGGTGTGGCACCAGGGCCTAATGGGGTGGTCCCAGACAATCTAAAAGCGCTTGGTATAAACCAAGCTATGTTCAATTTAGCACATCAAATGTTTCCTTGGATTTCTCAAAGTGGACAACGAATGCAATTTCTTGCAGGACAAGTTGCTACAAAGGAAAAGTATGCACAGGAATTGGCAGTTGCTAAGCAACAGGGCATAAATCGTGCCCAATACGCTGGAATTATTGGTGGTTCCCGTCAGAATGTTGCCGAAACAAACGCCGAAAGTCGTAAAGAAGTAGAAGGTATGCGCGGTGAAACTAAACGCTATGAAACCGATGTTCGTGGAAACAATTACAATGAGCGTACTAAAGCTCAAGCTAAAGCGGCTAACGACAAAATACTTTCGTCCAACGCAAATGCAGAGGATTTGAGACAAGCACGTCAAAAAGATATAGTTCTAAGGGGACTGGTAAACGGTACCACGACAGAGGATCAAGCAGATGCCCAACTTAAACGTATGGGATCAAGCCTTAAAGACTTACTCGCCCCCTATCAACCTCAACAGGCACCAACGCAGGGGCCTCAAGTCAAAGGTGGGCAAGGTGCGGCGCAAGTTGCACCTCCTGGTGCAGTCTATCAAAAAGATGGAAAATACTACGATAAAAACCTCAAGCCAATTCAATGAGCGATCAAACAAGATTAGCCGCCCTGAGTGATGGTCCCACGTCGGCACTGCTTAATTCTGCCGGTGCAGTGAGATCGTTCGCAACCGGTGGAGCGGTTGCACCTACAGAAGCCCAAAAAGAAGCAGGGAATTACCGTAAGGGTCACGTGCGAGTGCACGGGATGGACCTTTCTATTGAGACACCGAAGGGGGCGAAGCGTTCAGGCAAGGGTAAAGACGGTAAGCCATGGAGCGTGACAATGCCCGCGCACTATGGTTATATCCGTGGTACCAAAGGCGCAGATGGAGATCATGTTGATACGTACCTTGGACCACACCCAGGAAACCCAAACGTTCACGTGGTTGACCAAGTGGACGCAGATACTGGAAAATTCGACGAGCACAAAGCACTTATCGGGTTCCAGTCCCGTCAACACGCCCTTGACCATTACCACAGAGGATTTAGCGATGGCCGTGGAAAGGACCGCGTGGGGGCGGTTACTACCATGCCTGCACACAAGTTTCGGTCGTGGGTGGAGAAAGGTCGGCGCACCCGGCCTTTGGGTACCTTGCGTGTCAACCGAACCAACGATGATCCTTACCTTGCAGGAGAAAGCGAAAATCACAAGTGCCTCTATATAGATAAGCGCGTTCCCAAGCAGATGATAGTCAAAGGTAAATCCTTTGACCCAGCTAAATATCTTGCGGTTCACGAGAGCGAAGAACGCAAGCATATGGATGCGGGTATGAAATACGAACCCGCGCATCGACTTGCTCTTAAGGCTGAACGTGCTGCGGTTGAAGCTGATGGGATTGATTGGAACGGATATCAAGAACAGATGCATAAACTGGCATCTATCACTCAAAAAGAGAAAAATCCGCACCCACCTCGTAATCTTTATAAAGGTCCGTTCCCTACTAAGGAACAAAATAAACTCACTCGCGAAGGTGACACTGCTCCTGATATAAAGAAATACGCTGAAGGCGGTGAGATTGAGGGGGATGATGAAGGTATTTCCGAAGATGATGCTATTGCGCAAGGGTTTACACCTGTAAACCAAGAAGTTTCTCAAGAAGATGCTATTGCGCAAGGATTTACACCGGTAAATCAAGAAGTTCAACGTCCTGAATATAGCGTAGCCGGCGAAGCCCTAAAACGAGGCGCACAAGCAGTGTTGCCAGGGTTAGGGTCTATTCCAGGTATGATTGGCGGTGCTGAACTTGGTACTATGGTTGGTGGTCCTATTGGTACTCTTGCAGGTGCAGCCGTAGGTGGCATCGCATCCAACGTAAGTCTACGTAAAATCCAAGACTGGTTCATGGATAAACTCGGGATCACCCCTGATCCTGAACAAGCTGCGGCGTTCCAAGCTGAACATCCTAACCTCGCCACTGCGGCGGATATCGCTGGTAGCCTTGTGGGTATGAGCCCAGGCGGTGCCGCGATTACTGGTGTTCAGCGTGCTGCCATGGCTGGCGGTCAAGCGGCTATCGAAGCAGGTAGCGAGTACCTTCATACTGGTGAACTCGATCCAGCCGATATCGCTATGGCTGCGGCAGCAGGTGCAGCCTTCCCAAGTCTCAACCGTGTGGGTGAACCACTGGGACAACTGGGCTCGCGTCTTGCTGCGAAAGTAGGTATTCGGGCTGGCCGCCCGGACATGGCAAAAGGTGGTGAGCCTATGAAGGCTCTCCCAGCCCCACCAGATTACACTGTGTCGCCAGAAGGTGAAGCAACTCCTGGCGGAACTGATCAAGTGGTCGCACAAGCTGCTGCACCACGTCCTGGAACGCCTCAGGAAAATATTCGACCAATCTATGAGATGCCTAGGGAAGACTGGGAAGTCACACGCCCTGGAACTCGGCCACCAGATAATACTGCCCCCAGTGCCGAAAATGATATTCCCACGAAGACTGATGAAGGTATTACGGCGGATAAGAGCGCTGCTACTCCTGGACATGCTGGGTATGACCCTATGTCAACGCTTAGCACTTCTCATGAGATGGCGCCTCCGCGTAAAGACACGAATATCGGTAACCCGCAAAGCTATCCGGCAGGGAGTGAGCGCGACTACCGCACCACGACCGATAGCAACGTGCATCCTACGTCGAGTGGAGCGGGTGACCATCCAACTGCGGAAACCCTGGACCCGACTACTGGAAACATAAGTCAAGAGTTACAGCAAGCCTTAACTGGTGAAAAAGTTCTTTATAAGGGAAATATCAATCCAACTGATAAAGGTGGCTTCGGAACATCAGCAGGACGTAATATTACTGCTGATGAAGCGTTACGTCTTAGGGCGCAAGAAAAGCCTGTGCAGGATAACGGTCCTGGGCGGAATACACCTCCACGTGGATTAAAGGCTGCTGATAAGCGCATGCAGAAGAGTATGCGCGTTCCGTTTGAAGGGGAAGCAGCTAACGATAATGGAGAAACTGTTCCACCGCCAGAGCCAGGAGGTGAACGTATTAATTTCTCATCTGCGGGTGCAACAAGGAAACCATTGCCGGAACTTGAGGCCCGTCGTGGTGGTGAGCCTACTGAAGAAGAACTTAATGGGGTTCCACCTACCCCTGAAAATGTGCGAAGTTTTCCGGAAACTAACAGGGATACCCAAGCTGCTTATCAGGTAGGTGTTGCTGATAAAGAAGCAGGTAGAGAATATCGCCAATTCACCAATCCGGATATGGTGGCCGCATATGAGCGGGGATTTGGTTCTAAACCAGAAACTACCGGGACGGTAACAAAGCAACCCATTGGTACCGAAATCCCTACCCACCCTGAAACGGGGATCGTGGAAGGTGCAGTCGCTGATACCGCGGCAAAGTTGCGCGCACGCGATCTTGGCGATGTTGCCGATGCAGTGGAGAAGAACCCTGCTATTGAACCGCAGGCACGTAAAATCCTTCAAGATTTGAGTGCCAAGATTGAGGAACATGGTGCGGTATCCCCAGAAGAGATGAAACGTGTAACTCGCATAATGGATAAAATAGAAAAGAAGGAAAATCCGGAGGAAGGTGCCGCACAAACTAGACGTGAAAGCCTGCAACAGCAGGCTAATCTAGGCGAAGTGACCGTTGCTGCTGAAAGCACTAAAGTTGCACGACAGAAGCAATTCGCTGCTCAGGCTGCACAAGCGGCGTTTGATAAATTCAAACCAACTAGTAACAAAGTCCCGACTACCCAGGTAGACCAAGATTTGTTCAAGCGCCGTCTATCTGATGCGCTGGAATTCGCCAAGCAAGAAAATCTTGGTAAAGACCCACTTTCACCCCTTCCCGTTAAACGAACCGCCGCACAAGAATGGTTGCGCACGGCGCAAAGATTTGTTAATGCCAAACATATTACACCGAAAATGATTTCTGAGTTCATGAGTATGGAAACAGATGCTCGCCTGGGAGCTAAAGGCGCGGAACTTCGTGGTGCGAACGAAAATCAAAATCTCAACCAGCGTATAGGTGAAGAGGCAATTACTGCTGGTGAAAATGAAACAGCATCTCGTGGTGGGGTGGCTAATACTGTTGAAGACGAAATGGTTGATCGGCTGGACGAACATGCGCGTCTAGCCGATAACATGAAAGACCTGGATCACGAACATTGGCTGGATGAAAATACCGCCACGGTAAAACCTCCTGACAGTGAAACCTCTGCTGCGCCAACTAAAAACGCAGCCAATGCACATGACGAAGTTGGATATCATAACGTATGGGAACAAGAGGCAGCCGATAAAGCATATAAAGCTGCATGGCAACGATTTGGTCGTGAGACACTTAAGAATGCCGATCCGGCTAAAATCGCTACACCAGAAATGATCAAGAATTTTTTCAATGACGAAAAAGCTTCGCTTGATTATGAGAAGATCAAAGGTGCTCTCTTGGCAAGAGCTAAGCCGATCAACGATTGGGTTGTGCGAAACATCATGCCAGAGATGTTCTCCCAACGTGCTCAATATGCTGAACCTTTTTTTGCAAAACGACAAGTACAAAATGCACGTCTAAACGAGCAATTCCGTGATGCCCTTGATGGTGAGTGGTATGCATTTAACAATATGTCACCATATGATCAAATAAGCTTCATGACCCGATACGAACAGGGTAAACCACAAGATGCTCCATGGAAAGATGCAGTGGCATCCCGGTTTAAGGGTATGCTTGATAACGCATATAATTCCGAACAGATATGGGGTTCTCAAGCTGAATATGTAGAGAATTACATGTCTCATATTTTTGAGAATGAAGCAGACTACAACGCCTATAAAGAGAATATGTTCAAAAGATACGGACCAACGTGGTTCCAGAAACAGCGTGATTTTCAAACTATTAATGACGCCCTTACTGCTGGGTATAAACTCAAATTTACAAACCCGGCAGAAGTAGTAACTCGTCGCCTTATGGCTAGTGCGGATATGCAATTAAAAATGCAACTTCTGCATGAATTGAATTCTATGGGACTGGCCTATCCTATTGGGGATAAATCTCCAAATGTTACTGGTACGTGGCAACAAATTGGTGCACCGAATAGAGAGAACTGGACCCTTGCTCCCGATGTGCAAGCGTTATGGAAAAACGGTGTAGACGCTAAGGGGCTTTGGGCTGATGAAAGGGCAGTGGGTTCTATCTTCCGTGGGTGGATGAACCTCAAAAATATCTGGACCCCAATCAAAATGTCTTTGAGCGCATTCCATCCGCTTCACATCGCGGCTGGTGTGCTACAAGCAGATAACTTTGCACGTGGATGGACTGAAGGTGGATTTGCTGGTGGCCTAAGAGAAATGGGCAAAAATATTGGTGATCCTCTATTTGCTTTCGGTAAAGTCGGTGGTACGTTCCACCCCGAATTCATAGGCAAACAAGTCAGAGAAGCACTTAATACTCCATGGGAAGCCAAAACTCCGTGGCAGGAAGAAACTACACGATGGGCCGATGAAGGCGGCTTCAAAGGTACTATGTCTCATGAAGAGGTGATTAGTGCCCAACGAGATTTTGCTAAGGCGTGGAACGAAAATGATTGGACAAAATGGATACCCGCGGCTGGCCGTGTTGCTGTAGAAAAGGCTATGGGGCCAATCTTTTCCGATTGGATACCTAATCTGAAGATGGCTTCATACTACCGTAGTGCTGCTGCATATATGCAAGCACACCCAGAAGCAATTAATGATCCAGATATGCGTAGACTAGCTCTCCGTACTATCGCCAAACAGGTGGATAACCGATATGGTGAAATGTTCTATGGTGGTCTTTTCTGGAACCGCTACGCCAAAGATGCCAGTATTGGTAGTTTTCTATCTTTAGGGTGGAACCTTGGTTTTGCGAGAGAGTTTGGTGGAGCAGGTATTAGCGCTGTACGAGGCGCGGCAGCGCCATATGTCGGCCCACGGAATATGGCAGGGCGTGTGGTCGCTGATGCTTCAAGTAAGGCTGCATACGTTTCATCTTACGCCGCGATCACTATGGGTATGGCAGGTATAATGTCTTATGCCCTTAGCGGGCAATTACCTACAACCCCTATGGATTATGTGTTCCCTCGGGCTGGCGGTCAAAACCCTGATGGATCACCACGCCGTCTTTCAACTATGTTCTATACCAGAGAGCCAATTCAAGCCCTGGCACATATGCAAGAACGGGGGTCAGTTGCAGGTGGCCTAGGCCAAATGTTGTGGAACAAGATGGTATTTGAGCCAGTGGTTGAAGCCTATAACAACAGAGACTTCTTCGGATACCAGCTTTATGACCCTCAAGCGAATTGGTTTAAGCAATGGGGGCAATTGGCTGGGCGTGTGTTAGGCGATGCATTTAACCCAATTTCTATGTCTAGTATGGAACGGGCTCAACAGACCGGTGGAGGCGCTAGGGACAAGGTTCTTGCTGCCTCGGGGTTTGGACCTGCTCCTGGGTATGTGTCCAAGGATGCGCTACAGAACCGCATTTCCCATCTCTATTATCAGGGTCCTGGGGCTGGCGAAAAGCCATATGAGAACCGTGCGCGTGACCAAGAACGCCGCAGCGCCCTTGCAGACTTAACCACTGCAAGGAAGCAAGGTGATACTGAAACAGAGAAAAATGCCCAGCAGCGACTTATAAAAGCCGGCGTTAATCCAGTGACGATTGCCCGTGAAACACGTGGAAGCTTAGATACTTATCAATTCAGCCGGCTCGATCCCACAGTTCAAAGAGAACTTGTGGGGCAAATGAGCGATAGTCAATTTTTTAAGTATGCAATGGGAAATTCACCTGTTCGTGGTAAATCACGGCTTGCGTTAACTCAAGAATGGCAACGGTTGCATCCTGGCAAACCGTTACCGGGACGGTAAAAATGCCTAGCGTAAGTGGACCACAGCACCGAGCCATGGAGGCCGCCGCTCATGGCCACTCGACTTTGGGTATCCCGAAGTCGGTAGGGCAGGACTTTGTTAACGCGGATAAAGGTAAGAAATTTGCCAAAGGTGGCACGGTAAAACCAGATTTTAGCGATATGGATGCAGCCTTGCAAGAACTAGGGAAGACTAGACAAGGACCGCCTCCACCTAAACCACCGCCAAAACCCCCAATTAAAACAAGTGAAAACGAAGATAGCCATGGACAAGGTTATAATATGGGCGGTGAAATAGGTAGCATCCCTACCACAGGCACTTCGTCTTCTTACCCGCCGCCGCCAGATGGTCGAAAACAAGGTCCACGCAACTACGCCAAGAAAGGTTAATATCATGGCACACGATGATGCAGCACAAGACAAGGCCCTCTTTGAAGGTCTAATGGCGAAACACCAGAACCCTGGCAAAAAGTACGCCAAGGGTGGCGCGGTCGAAGAGACTTGCTATGCCAAGGGTGGCGAGGTACTAGGGCGTCGGCGTGAGTTCATGAAAGAGCCTGACCCATTTTCGGCGGATAACCCTCATGGAGGTGATAGTAAATTCCGCAAAATGGATGCTGCTCCAGGTTCGCCTCAGGAGTACGCCAAGGGGAGCAAAAAGCACCCTGGCAAGGACAAGTCTCTTAAGACCGTCATGCCGAGACAGTAATTATGAAGCATTCTCCTGGCTGCAAGTGTAGCGTATGTAGGGAGAAATATTCTCACGAGGAAGTCGGATATGAACATCCGGCTAAAGGACCCCACCATTGTTCAGAATGTAAACATTATGAAACCGGTGGTGGGTGGCACTGTGAAATCGTGAAAGACCCTATTCATCCAGAAGATTGGTGCAAGAAATTTCTTCAACGTCGGTGACTGCCCGAGTAACTTGCTAAGCAAGTTACTCGGTAAATGGTGGGTTGTCAAGATGCGAAACAGTCTAAACCAGTCCATAGCGGCAAAGATTGAGCGTATTGCCACTACTGCTATTCGTGCTATTGGTGAATGCAGCAAGGGTGACGACTATAAGACTGATGCCAAAGGTTTCGAGGAAACTTTGCAACCACAAGAGGGTGTACTTCCGCGGCGTGCTACGTTGCTAGGACCTGAAAGTGAAAATCGTTACCGTAAAGGTAAGCCGGTTCACGATGCCAGCGGGAAATTCCGGCGCAGTGATGCCAAGGGGTAGCTTATGAGCGTACTACCCCCTAAAAGTCGATTGGATCAATATTATAGCCCGGTTGAAAGTAACTCTGTGGGGGGACCTGTCCAACAGTGTTATGACCTTATATACCAACTCGATGCCGCACAAAACTATTTAACTAACACACTTGCCCAGCAGCTTGGTATCCCTTCCGCAGGGCAACCTACATATCCTTCGTCTGTTTTTTGGGCCGATGTTGACAATGGCACGCCAGTAATTTGGCGTATCGGAGAGCGAGTATTTATCGGTGCTGCTGATAACTATAGCGCAAACCGTGTAGGAGCAACAGGGGGCTGGATTGTTTCACCTTCCTACGGAGCAAACTGGATACCACGGGACAGCAACCTTACCTCTATGGCTACTAGAGGCGATATTGCAATATCTGGGCTTTCACAAGCTAAAGATGGAGATAGTGTTTCACCATCTGTCACTGCTGCTGGTATCGCTGGGTATACCATAGCTAACAGCGCTATAGGACGTTCTGGATGGGGGGCATACATAGAATGCCAGTATGAAAAAGGGGCCTATGGGTATGGAGTAGAGCTTGTTGTAAAAAACAAAACGTCTGTAAGTGGAACTCCAAGTGCTAGCGGTAGCGCAGCATTTGAAAGCACACCTGATTTTGCTACTACGGGATCAATAGGCATACAGTTCGATACGGGCGACGATAGTTATGGTGGCGCTCATACCAACCCCAACAACACAGCAATAACAATAGGACAAGGTGTAAACGGTAACACCTGGAACCGAGGGATTATTATATTCGGGAACGCTCTTACCCCTGGAGCGTTAGGTCGTTCCCGTGCTATTTCGCTGGGTTTACTACACCATATATCCTGGTACGACGGTAATAATAACGAAGCGTTCTATATAACTTCCGGGGTAACCGGCGCAGGGCAGGGGGCTTCTCTATATCTGCAAAACAATACTATGAATTACCAAAATTCAAATGGTAACAAAATAGTACAGATGGTGAATACAGGTTTCTCCACACAGAACTATATTACTTTGAATAACGGTGTAACTGGTTCCGCTCCTGTTATAGGCGCAAATGGCACCGACACGAATATATCCCTTATTGTGGCCCCTACAGGTCCTACTGGAACATTTGCAGTGCAAACTCTACCCACCGGTCCAACCGGTCTACCGACTGGAGGGTTTTGGAATAATGGTGGATACGTTTGTGTCGGTACAGGGCAATCAGGTGTAACAGGGCCAACAGGGTCTCCAGGTTCTTCAACTAACACAGGAGCTACCGGTAATACAGGATCGACAGGACCTACCGGTGCCACAGGTCCAACAAGCACATCTGGAGTATTTATTGCTATTCCATCTACTACGCAAAGTCTTAATGGCGCAGCGGGTTTTCATACTATAAATTTCGGTACTTCGAACGTTGACAGTGAAGGGTCTTATAACACTAGTACAAGTACATGGACCCCCATAACTGGTCACGTAACTATTACAGCAATGATTGAAATATCGTGGAGTACAGGTTCTAATTTTATAGACCTTGTACTTTTAGTAAACGGCAATACTGTTATTGCCAGAACAACTGCATCCGGTACATCAGTTATTAATTATTGGACTATTGCAGGTATTGCCAATACTGCTGGAACGGGTAACTATACTGTTGCTATGACACCAAATCCTGCTGGATTGTCCGGTGGTGGTAGTATTCAAACTGGTTCACGATTTGACGGCATCAGGGTTAGCTAGCATCACAGACATATCCACTGGTTTATCAGGCATCATCTCTCCAATACCATCTCCATTTGGAACTGGCATAAATACAAGCGGTTCTGCGCCATGTGCGAGATTGGTACCGGCCGCCAACGTGCCACGCTTTACAATCGCGCCATAGTGCTTCTTTAAACCTTCCATAATTGCGCGAGTGTCACCTTTTACGTCGGGTTGTCCCAGCCACCGGTAAAACTCTTTCTTAGAGAAACGTAGCTCGGGATTAGGACCGTTTATCCATTGAACTTGCACAGCTACGCCATTCTGTGGGGCGTGGTCGATATTTATAATCCCGGGAGTACCGGGTTTCAGTGGCGGTGCCCCTTTCGTAGCACAAGTGGCACGTTCCTCATATTTCAGAAAATTAGTGAGCATATCTTCAGTATGTTCGGCACTGCCCCCTTGCACATTTTCTTCTCGGCTACGAGCGCGCATGGCAAGGATTTTCTGAACAAGGAATATTCGCATTTCGTCTAGGTCAAAGTCGGTTCCGATATACTGGTTCGCAAATTCCGCACCGCTTTGTATCGCGGATGCAAATGCAATCCAAAAACGCTCAGCATTAGTATTCCTCTTGGGGTCTTCAACGGCTTTTTCGAACCAACGGCCTTCCTGTGATACATGTTGATACACAAGATCGTGATTAGCTCCCAGGAAAGCTGAATACTCTTTTCCAATTTGACCAAAATTTCGATCCAGCTTGTCGAAGATGCGGTCAGCGTCACTTACGCTAATCTGGCCAGGGCCACCTTTAGGAGGTTCTTTTTCCTCCCACTCGAATACACGCATAAGACCAGCAGTAGTATTGGGATTTTCCTTCAAGATGTAATTCCCAAAACAAGGATTGGAGAAAATACCCACAATCGTTTGCCAATCTCCCTTATCTCGCTGGGTTACATCCGCATTAAGACGGCTACCTTCTGCACCACCTGTCCCCATATACAGGACATTATATGCTTTCTTTTGGGCTTGATCATTTTTGATTTCATCCCAGAAATAGGGAAGATGCTTGATCTGCCCAAGGGTTTGAAGTACAGACTTCTCCGTGGCGTTCTCGTTTTCCTTGGTCAGCTTAGGGCTACCCCACACCGCGGCGGCTACCCGCGCTGCGGAGGACTTATTCGCGCCACTATCTCCGAACACAGACATAAGCACACAATATTGCCCAGAACCAAACATCAGTGGGGCAGCGAATGCGGAAGCCATGACAACCTGTAGACCGATGCGTTCTTGATTACGAATGGTTCTGTATGCTTCCCACCAACAATCAACGTCACCAGTAGGACCATATTTCGCGCGCAATTTGGGATCGATTAGACCAACTGGTCCACGTGACCCATCGGGTTTGTATAAGATACTCCCGTAGGAGAACCCCTTGCAAGTGTTACCATCCATATGCCATCCGAATGGCACGTTGGTATGAGCGGCGGCTGCGTTCTGTAATTTTCCAAGCCACGACATGATAAAACTCCTCACATATTTCATGTTCTCAGGAACATGTAGTACCCGTGCATCTAAAAGAACACGTTCGAGTTCCATTGCGGTCATCTTTTTCTTTTCCAAACATACCTCAGCATAGGAACCCTTGTCAGCCGAGGTAATAAAATTCAACGCATCAGGCCATGCCTGTACCCACGGATCGTATAGTTTGCAGTGGAAAAGTGGCAAGTGCTTGATATCAGGAGCTTCACCACGTGAGCTATGTTCGATTATTTTGTGGATTATGTCGTTGATTACAGTGTACGAAGGATCAGGCATATCCGCGTCTGTTAAGGGTACCAAAACCCTTGACGTTCCAACTTGGCTAGGTGCCACATATGTCGCCACGGGCGTGGATAAAATATTAACCCGTCCACTGGCGGATTGCCGTACTGGAATTCTCGCCAGATTGAGGGGTGACTTGTTTCTAGCCAAGATCGGACAGGTTGCACAATGTTTGCAACCTTCGCCCTGAATAGAGGAACACGAGGGCCAACCCAAACCGATAGATTGGCGTTCAGCAAGCTTCCGTTCCCAAAGCGCTTCAGTCTCGTCATACGTATATCCGCTGTGACCCCTAGCCATCCTATGTGCAAGTGCATGGCCATCCTCCAAAAACGTAGACGCAAGAGTGGTTAGGTTCCAAAGACCTTGCGAGAAGTCTTTGCCACCGGTTGTTAGTGCTTCTCGGAAGTGTCCGCACTGTCGGACCATTTCGGTTGGATCGAGCGGAGGTAACGGTTCCAACGCTCTAAGTCCTTCTCCGCAACTTTCGACAGATAGTGAAACAAAGGCAGCGTCAGGCTTACCGGTAAGTATGTGATTATTGGGTATAGTATGTCTAAAACTATTTGGCGTAACCAATAACGGCAAAGTAGATAAAGCTTGAGAAAAGTCATAGTCGCCTCCTATGCCAAGTAGTTTCACATCTTTCGGTGGGTCGTACTTATAGTTGCGTGTACCGGGTACGCGCAATACTCGTGCGCTATCCGCAATTACACCAGCATCGATTTTGCCACCAAAGAACTCTATCGCTAGAGCCTTAAGCCCTTCCGCATATGGTTGCCACTCTTGCGGAGCTAGTGCGCGATCAGATATCCAATAAACATGAAGACCGCCGCCAGAGGCCACGTAAGCAGAAGGCTTAGGCAAAGAATTTTTAGTATAGAACTCTTTGACGGCATCTAGTGCCTCCGCTATGGTTTGGAACGCCTTAGGTTTCACGTCAACGTCTAACCATATGGCTTTTAGGGCTAATGCATTCTGTTGGGATTTGGCAGCCTTCTGTCTGTCTCCGATAGTTTTCACATGAGACTGGCGGGACAAACAGAAATAAATGTCCGGTGGCGTAGGCCAACTACGATATGTGTAAACCGCTTGCAGAAATTGGTCTACGTTTCGTGTTGGCGCACCAGACCAAAACGATTTGCCATCTATTTTACCTTGAACATGCACATTTAAGAACCCGGGGAGATCGTCCCCGGGCCAAGGTAATACGCGAAGCAGGAAGTCGCGAATGTTTGTACTCAAACCACATACCCTTACTGGGTCGCAAGCATAGCCGCAATTTTCCTATCAAGGTCTGGATCATCTACTGCATCTACGCCAACATCCGCGGCAGTCTGTCCAACCATTGCCCCTGGTTGCGGATTTAGGTTAGGCTCAACAGGAACCTCAATGGAGAATGCCCCCTGTTCGTTAGGCTGAAGGTCCACCACCGTGTTAGCCGGGACCGTTACCTTCGCGGTAACGGGAGCGCCCGCCGTGAACGCATCGAGCCCAGGATTTGGCTCAGGCGTCGCCACCGCCTGAGGGAGTGCAACGGTAGGCGGCGTTATACGCGCTTGACTGCCTACTGCTGTAACCCCTCCAGCACTACCCTGCTGGACGGGGGCTGGAGACTGTGCCGGCAGTGCCGGGGCAGTTCCTTGACCGGCGCCACCCGTTCCTGGACCCGCGAGAGCAACGCGCTCACGTCGGGCAATCTCGTCTTCCCCAGTGATACGTTTAGAGGCCATATCCTCTCGCATCTGGATGATCACCGGGGCTTCCTTCGGGGTCAACGCCTGAAGGGCCTTAAAATCGAACTCGGGATGGGATTTCTGTGGATCGAACGAAATTCTCGTGATGAACGACGAGTAAGGCCACCCCTGCTTCGCCATGTTGTCGCCAAACGTGAGAAGCTTTTGCAAAGACGCAGGAGGCACCCGCAAGAATGCCGGCTCCATAAGCGGCGTACCGAACAGGCGCACCGTTTGGTTGGGCATGACTAGCACAGCTAGTCGCTTGTAGTCGGAGCAGTCCCGGGTCTTGCGACCGTTATTGTCAGTGTAGAATTCGTTGTGCTTGCAAGTTGCACAAAGTTCAGACTGCTTTTGGATCACGTCCGGATCAGGGCGAACACCATCCATAGAGGCACAGGTAGGACGCTTGCCAGCGGAGGAATTTTCTTCGAACCCATCCGGATAATACGACTTGGCCTTCACCTTAGGTGACCTAAGGATCACCACGTCGATATAGCTCATAGGCGAGCCATCATCAGGCCGCACAAGGATGTGGTTGTTACCTTGGTGTCTAATTGACCAAATTTTACCCTTGTACCCGATAATTGGGTAGCTAGAACCAATGCCTTCGCCCAGGCTTTCCTCAGGTGAAAGGCTCTCAAAGCCTGCGGGCGGTCGCGTCTTTGCCCAATCGGGCACTCCACCAGTGTTTGCAAGTTCTTGTGTCATTGGTTTTTCTCCTCATTTTCAAGTACAGCTTTAATCATAGCTAGAATTGCTCCTGCGCCATAAAATTTAACTTCTGTTGGGAGTTCATTATCTCCCAATACATTGTCTAGCTTTTCCAAAAGAGGCATAAGCTGTTTAACATTTACGGTCATTCGTCTTCTCCTGCTTTGGCTTTTGCACCCGGTACCCGCGCCCCGATAGTACGTATGGTCTTAGGATCAGCGCCGGGCGGGATGACGCCATGTTCTTTGCAATATTCTCTAACGGCTGTAGGATTGGCACGCCGATCGAGCAAGTCGAACTGGTTGTACTTGATCACAAAATCCATGAACTCCTGTGGGTCTTCAAGAGGGCATGAATGTCGTGTATTCCAGTGAATAGTCCCAGTTTTTGACACAAGTGTCTTAACACCTGTTTGCGTAAGCACCTCTTCAAAGTACCCTTCCAAAAGTTGCTTAATTTCCTGTAGGGGCTTTTTCTTCTTCTCGTTTTCGTCATCCATCTCTTTCAGCTTGGCTTTGATCGCGAGGTACTGTGCTGTACGCTTAGCGACTATTCCTTCTTCTGTTGGTTCTGCCATTCGTCTTGCTCCCTCTTCCATATCCGGAAACATACAATTTCCGGTATAGCATCATCTGGCACGGTTTTCAAAGCTTCTTTCAAGTCACCACAATTAGTAATTCTCTCTTTTACCGTGATCCACATGTCACGCTCCCTGTACTCCACTTTGGGCAGTTGCAGTTGCCTCTGCAAAAAGAGAAAGAAACTCCGCTTGTATTTTTGCTTTACGTCGAAGCAAGGCATATAATTTACGTTCAACTGGCGTCGCTTGCAAATGAATTATTTGATGCCGGTGCTTTTGTCCAACTCTATGAATTCTTGCGCACGCTTGCTCATAAATTTCTAGTGATGGCATAGGGCAATACCATATGATCGTGTCCGCTGCGGTCAATGTCAACCCATGAGCCATTGTACCAGGGTGTGCTAGAATTGCCTTATACCGTGGAGTATCCTGAAAATCTCGAAATATCTGATTACGTTCTTTCTCAGGTACATCTCCATGCACGATAGCATGTTCTATAGGGTCCTCACCACCAAACAGTTCAGACAGCCCTTCGACCATATGCCTGAATGGGCAGAAAACCAAAACCTTGTGACTGGCAGACGTAACAAGATCACGTAGGACCTGTTTGCGTCCGTCACACTCAAGCTTCACTACGTTCTTTTGGTCATCGTACACATAACCACCTGATACTTGAAGCAACTTGATCATAGCGGCGGCTGCATTCACAGCATTGATCTTCTGTCCATTGTCCATGGTGGCTAAAAAATCATTTTTGATTTTTGTGTACGTGTCGCTCTGCTCTTGGCTAAGTGGCACATCGATATATCGCTCCACACGCTCGGGTAACTCCTGCACATCATCCATGGTGAACCTAACTGCTGGAACCATCCAAGAATATGCTTTCTCTATTGCGCCTTCTTTGGGAACCCATAGATACTCACCCCTCTTGGTCATAAGCATGTCACGGGCGTGAGAGCGCCAACGCGGTACAGTGTGCGGGGTTATAATCTTACACTGCATCCACACGTCCACAGGATCATTAGGCATGGGGCTTCCAGTCATGCCCCATACAAATTTCATCGGTTGCGCAAGACTAACCATCAATTTAGAACGCGGGTTAGGATTACGGAACGTGGCAAGTTCGTCAATACATAGAACATCGATATCTTTGCGCTGTTTAAGGTCCTCATATAGAACTTTTACACCGTCATGGTTGACGATGAAAATCTCAGCCTCAGGATCATTAAGACGTTCTAGGCGCTTTTTCTTAGAGCCTGTAAGTATTACGGCTTTGCGATGCGGGATCGCGCCAAAAGCTTCCTTGCCCCACACCAGATCAGTATTCGACAGTTTGCAAACAACCAAAAGTTTCCCGCAGTACCTGTTACCGCGAAGGTAATCCCAGGACCACAGCGCGCCCCGGGTCTTGCCGGTACCCATATCGTTCAGGACATAGGCTCTTGGGTTAGCCGTAAGAAGCGACCCTGTTACCTTTTGGGTCAGAAATGGTGTACCACCCGCCCAATCATAATAACAAATAATGGGGTTAGGGAGATCAAAACCAAGACGCCGAAGAAGAGTATATTCCGCCAGTCCATGCTTGATCACCCATAGGTTTTCTAGCGGCTTCCCGTCAGGGAATAAGCCCATCATACCCTTGGTACGCGGGACCGCGAGCGATTGATTGGGCTTGGAGACGATTACTGAACTCATGCTATCTCATTTTCAATGACTGATAGTACCGCTTCAATCGATTCATCATCATACACTGTAAAAACTATACCCCCTGCATCGATACACTCCAATCGAGTGATTTTTTGTTGTGTTGTAAGTCCGTGATCAGCATCTCGCTTGGCCTCCACTAAGACAAACTTACCTTTGACACAAAGTAGATAATCCAGAAGCGGCTTACCCATACCTCGTGATACAGGCATACGGATCATTAGCTTGCCATAGCGCTCTTGTAGCTCTTTCAGTCCGGCACTGAATTTCTTTTTGATCTTACCTTCGGGGGTCATGATTTCACCTTATATTGTCGGTCTTGGCCATATCGCTTATCAAGCTTATATATGTTAGCTTCCATAGCTTGTTCAAGCGTGAAGTCGAAATACTGCATGATGCGTACCATATAATGGAGTGCATCACCAAACTCGTATAAAACTTCCTGACGCTTCATCGGAGAACTATTAAGATAAGCTCGGAAATCCCCATTGTAGTCCCGGATCACTTTCTTGAAATGCTCCATATACTCACCAGTTTCACCACAGGCTCCGCATGCCATGATTGCCATACCCCGCCAGTCAGGTGCAGGGTTATTTTTCCAATTCTGATGCACATATTGCTCGAATACCTGTGCTTTACTTTGAGGGCTCATATCTTAGTTCCTTTCCCGTGATATGGGCAACTTACTACCTTACAGTATCTAACGCAAAGACCGCCAGGAGTAGGCGGGAACGTACTCGTCTCATGTGCCCATTGTAGTTTTTGTACCCTAGGAAGTAGCTTTGCCACGAATTCAGGCATCTCAGTACGACGAAATACCTTGGTAGTGGTCGCTTCTGGACTATTAGGGTCTTCGTTCAACCACACATATTCAGTTCTTATGACCGAGAGCCGCGGATAATGTTGAAATAGGCACAATGCCATAAGGCCAAGCTGTACTGATCCTTCTTTAGGCTTACCTGTTTTCCAGTCTATTGCCAAACCCACAGGGCCATCGATACGCACCACGTCAGCGATGCCACGGTACCAGAAATTAGGAGCGAAATAAGGACAAGGCGAGAGATCGTTAGTAAGACCATATTTCTGCTCCACAAATAGCTCGCCAGGACCGGCAAGAACTCTATCTACCCAAGGCTGGTATGGCGCCATGTACTCGGGCAATGGTTTACCGCCTTTTATGGCGTCCCGCATGGCATCGTGAACTTCATTTCCCCATTTTATGTTATCTGTGTCGGTATCTTTTACCCGCTGCTCGTATGGCGCAGCAGAGTAGTTGTAATACCGTTTGGCGCAAGTCTCAAAACCGTCAAGTTTGCTATATGACCAGTTGAATTTACTCACACTATTGTACTCCAATTTATTATGTGGTGACCTATTTGTGGGCAACGTTCTCCATATGCGTGCTCTTGACCGCAACATCCACAGTTATATCTTCCTTTCTCAGGAAGGACACCTGATGCTCGGGCAACCTCTACATGGAATGCTAGCAATTCAGGTGTATCAGGCTCTATGTTCAAACCTGCTTCACGTAACCGGGTAATTTCCTGGGAGTACGTGTGGCGAAACACCATTTTCTTGCCCTGTTCCACTTCGGCTAGTGTCCGCTCGCTCAGGGGTTTGGTTGGCATTGACGTATGGCCTTATTGGATTAGGATATTTCTCGATAAGATTTTGTACACGCTCGTTGCATTGTTCTACCCACCCATTAGGTGAAGCCGGTGGCCGATCATCAACCCAATTTCCTCGCTGCATAGCATCGCGTAGAACCACTAAAGATGCAATGGCTTTAACTATGTGATTAACCCCGCTATCCGGGTCCACATTTTCACCTTCCCACCATGACAGCATATGCCGCATAACGGCATCGTAATACACACTGCCACGTACACCAATGACACGATAATTATGGCGTCCATATTTCATTGCCCCTTCAAGCATAGCAACGCCTAGCTCTGCCATCACAGGCGCCGGAATAGTGCTCATAGGCACCTTTTTGATACCTAGAGCGTCCTTGGGATTGGTTGGTTTACCAGGATGATGTTTTCCGGAATTATCCCAATACCCATCAGTCATTGTCCCACTCCTACCCAATTGCCATCGATATCCTGGAAAATACGCTTAAGTCCAATGGCGACCGCAGTAGCATTCTCGGCATTGGCACCTTTAGACCGTTCCCAACCAAGCATCAGTGCGATGCCATCAGCTTCCAGGCAGATGAATTCTAAATCTTGTGCAAGGGCTCCGCGAAGGTTGAATTTCCCTTCGATAGCCTTTTGACTACCTTCACCTTTGAATAAGTCTACTCCATATGATTCGATGTCCTTCTCAGCGGGAGAAAAAACCACATGCCCAGCGGCACGTAGTTCAGCAGCAGCCTTGTGGAAGGCTGGAAAATTGAAATCTTTGTAACCAGTCATAGGACCTGCAAGATAGAGTTTCATGAGCATTCTCCTACCCATTGCTTCCCAGGATTTTTCAGTTCCTCGATAAGCTTGTCCTTATCGGTGAAAATCCCGGTAGCAAACTGATACATAACATCCCATCTTTCAGGCTCTTTGTCAAACAGAACATATCCACGCTTCCCCCTGCCAAGCATGAAGCCCAGTTCAAGGTGCGCAGATTTACCGGCAGGTAACATCAACACCCCAAGGCCGGCCCGTGAAAGATGTGTGTAGTCAAAATGGAACACATGCTTAGCATGCCAGTTTTGAAGCGCTTCCAGATATGTGTGACCGCGTTCCTGTTCGTATGCCTGCCAGATATCATCTGCACGTTCGCCAGCAGCATGCCAGTCATCGAACACTTCGAAATTGTGCTCACGTAGCTCAGCGGCAAACTCACGCACAGCAGGAAGCCTAAGACTACCAATCAGATAGATGATTTCTTTCATATTGTCACCATGTCACTACGATAGAGATAACAGTTGCAGCAGCCCAATAGATAGCTCGTCTCCAATCCCCATCCCATGCGTACCACATAGTGGCACCTGCTTCAAGTACACAAAGCATAATAACAAACGCCTGTCCAGGATTATTCACTTACAATCTCCGTAGGTAGGTCCAGATTTTACCTCAGCTTCCAATGGGATATCTTTGCCCCAAGACGGGCGCCTTGTCAACTCCCTATATATGATAGCCTTCGCATTGGCTTCATCATCTATCGGAGCAATGAACACTAGTTCGTCGTGCGCTTGAAGCACGAAACGGTATCCAAGATCGTTAAGTCTCAACGCAGCATTCATAATGATGATATATGCAAGGAATTGGATAATATTCTCCAACATCTTACCACCGTACATCTTATATGTGCCCCATCCATAATTGTAAATATACTCCCCATTATCAAGGCGAGGATTTTTATATTTCATAGAAAGACCATTCGGCCCCTCTATCTCGGCATAGGTAATCGTAACAGGTCCTATGTTGATCCTGATATTAGACGCCGCAGGATTTGACCATACTGAACGCGTGGCGGATTGTAACCGGTTCCACAAATTTGGAATTTGCCAATAACGATCACGATAGGTACGTACTGTACGATGTGCTAATTTTGGCGTCCACGCCACTACGGTTGAAAGGTCAATACCCAAAATGCGAGCTAGCATCAACACCATGTTATAGAATTTTTCATCTCCACATTGATAACCTAGACCAAGTACACCAGTCTTACCTATGAACCTGTGAATAGGGTGCAATTTTTTATCGACCAGTATACCAAAAATCATGGATGCGAATGCGCTATATGGGTCACCTCCAACCTTGGCGAACTCAGCAATCAAATCTATGGCACCGGCCAACCATGCCACCAACCTAGCTTCAATTTGTGCAAGGTCACCTGCGATTACCACGTGCCCAGGTGGCGCGATAAGAGACTTACGCAACATAGGAGGCTTGCCGGGCATACCGCGCGGCATGTTCTGCATATTTAGCTTCCAGTCGCCACTTAGCCTGTGCGTGTGGGCACCCGAATAGCGTAACGGCACAGGCATTTCGCCGCCCGAATATAATCGCGGATTACCGTCGCGGTAACGGTCCCACGAAAGAGAAGCGATTTTTATCAATCGCTCCGTGCGGGTTTCTTCGAGTGTGCTTTTTATCCCCAAGCGCGCACATGCGAGCGCTTGTACCCTAGGGTCCCAATGTTCCTGAAGGTCTTTCATGAACTGGTCAGTTTTAGCAAAAGCAGGTATTAGCCCGTTGGCACCGGGCTTCATTGCCACCTCTACACCAAAATTCTCCAATGCGGTTTTGAAACCAACATTGGACATGAGACCTATGCGCTTCACCTCATGTCTTATTTCTTCTGATGTAGGTTCTCTAAATATAAACTTGGCACCACATGCTTCGAGCAATTTCACTTTCTGCGCGCGCACTGCGCAAAGATGGTTCCATAATAACGTCTTATCTAGCATAAATTTTGGTTGAACCGCCGCGCGGATTACAAGGTCCATAAGCTTGCGTTCGGAGTGGGGAAGCTCCGGAAGCAGCTTCTTGAATATATCCCTAGAACGCTCGTTGTCAGCATTGGCATAGTCGCAGTAATCTTTCCACAAATAGGTTTTAAGGATATCTGCCCGGCGCATATTTATAACTTTGGAAATTACGCTCTTATCGTGTACTACGCCGAGTACACCAGAGCACACGCTGGCTAGATCAAGTCTGGGGAGAATATGCCCGCGCAATGCCCGCGCCATATTCATGCTATCGAGCATGAGCGCAGGCACCCATCCGTACTGCCAAGCTAAAATGCTATTATCGAAAAGCGCGTTGAATGTTACCGTCGCGGTAGTTTGGGGGTCAAACTGAGATATCCATGTACCAAAGTCAGGTCCGTCTATGATTACAGACGGAGCGCTATTCACTGCGCTCGCGCATATATTCACTTCGAACTGAGGGTCCAAAATATATTCAGGTATAGTCATTTTACGCAAAGAAAATGTCTGCGAGTAATAGGTCTCGAAATCAAGAAATAAGAAATCTTTTATATCTAGCACCAAACAATCCTTCTATCGTCACGCATCCAAACTAACCATGGCCACATGTGTTCTTTAAGATATTCCGTTCCATAATCAGAATGCGCCCAGCTTTGTGTTGCATATAGCGTTCGAACAACAAGAAGGTAACTACGGCATTGGTACCATCTCATTCTAACACTCCATTACATAACTAGGAACATGTATCGTGTTTATTGTTGTGGGGTTGAAATATAAAGTTAATTCTTGCTTGTTTTTGTTAGGAATATCATTCTGTATTAGGTTTGCTCTCCCCATGATGCCTGATACCTCTTTTATTAGGTTAAGCATAGAAGCAAGCCCCCCAGGCTCACGGAACTTCGTGCCCTCCATACAATGGTGATACTCACTAGGGAGAACAGTTTGTATCCACGGGCAATAACTGCGCATAGCAACAGCACTCGAACCACAATTATTAAACCACTCAAATACATGAGAAACTTTTGCGTAATTAAAAAGTATTTCGCGAACACTCATGCAATATGCTACAAGTTCGGGCACAGCTATCTTAGGATCAGATTTATATTCCTCCCTAGGAGGGAGCATTTTTTGTTTATGCCAAAAGTCAGCTTTTACTTGCAAGGTAACATCAGATAAAATATTCCATGAACAAAAGTTATGCGATCTAGCGTAGTCGCTCGTATGTTCATACCCAATTCTTAGATATTCTAGTATATGCCCAGGAAATAATCTACGTAATATCCAATCCATATTCTTATCCCACGGGTCAATCATACTATGCATGTATTTGCTACGTGCTAGCAAAATATTGTGCTCCACCATTGTCGTGGCCGTGCGCGTAAATGCAGTCTTTTCTTTAATGGGATGCTTTTTTCGCATTAGTTGCTCCTAGTTTCCCAGAAAACATGTCCAGGATTGAACTTTTCAAACGCAATGAACCATCGTTCTTTCCCATCTATTAGCTTTTTTCCTTCTTCCGTAGGAGTAAAAGTGTTCTCGTCTTCATCATAAAGTATCAGTCCCATTTCTTCAAGGGACAGAAGCGCACCTGTTACATCCATCTGTTACCTCCACGGTAAACACACTAAGCATTACCATCATGTGTTTACCACCGCTACCTCCCCATAGGGAAAATCTTCAGGATTACTGTTGACAGCACCCCACACGATAGGAAATGCAGGTTGTTCAGGCCATGTGAAGCACCCGTCAGTGAGACCTATGAACATATCCGGGTGTTGCCGTTGTTCTGCAATCCAATCAAATACTGGCGTAATATCAGTTCCTCCACGGCCACCGACGCCAGTTGCTTTAATTGTATCCAGATCAGCCACATCAGTAATGTCATCGATCCGGTGAATAGCAGCATCACACCAGACAACACTAAGACGGCTAGGTTTACACTCATCGATCATACCTTTCAGTTCGCCCAGGTATTGGTTTAGCTCTCTGTCACCTATAGAGCCAGACGTGTCTCCCCATATTACAAGCCATCCCGCGCCTTCCCCACTCCTGGATGGTACCCATAGGTCGCGACCAATAAACCGCCTATCCGGCTTTTTCCAGTTGAGCGAACCGCTTCCCAAAATACGTTTGGCCATCGTTGTGATGTGGTCATGCCAAGGTACCTTCGGGTCAAGTATTTCATCGAACATATGACCCAACGCACCCGGTATTTTCCCTTGCGTCCGTTTGCTCTCAATTGCTTTAGCGATAGATAACTCTACCGCCCACTGCTGCGGGTTTCTTTGATTGGCCGCTTGGGAAGGCTGTTGACCAGTAGATGTGCCAGGAGGCTGTACTCCACCGGGATCAAACCCATTCTGCCCTTGCGAATTGCCATGTCCAGGCTGACTACCAGGGTTTTTCGGGCCACCATTCTGGTCTTGTTTATAGACCTTGCCATAGATATCAAAGACACCATCTTTCCCTTTGGCGATTTCAGGATCATATAACGCATCTTTCGGCATATGCCCAATGCGACTTTCCACGAGCATGGCATTGATCCGGTAGTCCATCGCTTTCTGCATGGTCCCTTCATCATAGGGGAATATCGTGCCATCCGTGCATTTGAGATTGGTTTCATTTTTCATCCTATGGATAAGCCCCACGTCGTCATAGACGTTGTGCGCTACCTCATGTGCCATGATAAACACGCGCTCTTTGAGCGAATATCCGCCTTTGCCACTCTGAGGAAAGAACGTTTCAGGGTTGACGATAATATTCTGCCCATCTGTACAGGCGATACCTTTATCGCCAGTGTAGGGGTTACCGAATTCCGCCATCAAGGCGGTATAATCCCCATCATTGTTATTCAGAAGCTTGTAGAACAAATGCCTAAAGCCTGGAGCGGTCCAGGCCATAAGCGACATGGTATCTGTCCACATCTGCTTTTGTTCAGGCGTGAGTTTGACCTTTTTCAAGTTGTTCATGTGATTTTATACTCCCTTCTCCAACCTTGCGGAACTGCTTCTTCCAAAGATAAAGCAACAAGATTGCGCCTTGGATAGTTAGGCGGATGTGGATCACGTAACACAATAACCCTTGTACCGCCCTCACCTTCTGTATATCCTGTAACAGTGCCCCTATGAAACCAATCCTTACCTGTCCATTGCCAAGCCACACGAAGCATCATTTATTTCTCCATTGCTGCCGCAAGCAGTTCAGAGCTAATCCCTGCGCTCTCTTGTAACTCTTGGTCGCCTTTGCCGATCAGGTCCTGATAAATATTGATCTTTTCAGGGGGCGACATGAAGTTATCCGTATACACCACGCATTCGGGTTTGCACACAGGGTCCAACAGTTGAATGTTCGCAGCAAGTGTCCTTGCCATGGAACATGCCAGCTTGATGACCTCAGGGATTTTGTCCTTGTCCTTGAAATCCATTCTGCATTCGATTGTGATCTGGTCTTGCATTTCCGTTCCTTCCTTTGCCTTATCGCGGTGTTCTGCCCAGCGATATATTTTCCACTCTATCAAGTTGTTAAGGCCGGCAATATCTAACGATGTAGCTTTGCCGGCCATGATTGCCTTATCCCTGGCAGCTATACACTGCCTCTTAAGTATATAGCGTCTTCTACGTAGACCGCTTCCTAGTTCTGGCTTAAAGAGGCCACAAGTGCCACCGTTGCACCGTTCTTGTTTATCCATGCCTGCATCGCCGGTTGATTGATCATAGACTTGTAGTCACGTCGAAGCAATGCCGATATGAACGTGAGGCTCATATCAGTCGGCATTTCCTTACGCTGCATATAAGTGAGCACAGGCGCTAAATGATCAGCCCTAGTCTGGTTGGCAAGTTCATATGCCATAAGCATTTGAAGGTCGCCTTTGGCAGGGATAGGCGTCTTAGTCGGTTCCGTCACCACGTCGTCATAAGACGGTAGCTGTGACCTAAATGTCAGGTGCTGGATGCATGATTGTGTAGCGGGCATACCGATTGTACCACTAAACAGTTCAAGCAATAGCGGGTCAGCCGGGTCTACATCTTTCCCGTCATTGTCCTCGATCAGGCATTGGTATACCCGATCAGCAGCGCTCATAGTGCGCGGATTACACCATGGACCATCTTCTTTTGGTTCTGCTTCGAAGATGACACTCGACCCTGCGGTTTTCGCCCAGGCTTTCCAGACTGCCGACATTTGCCAGTTGCGCCCTTGGAACGTATATGGTTTGTCCCAGTGATCAACGAGGACATCAATATCTTGTGCAATATCGATGATTGTTCGTCTGGCGATAGCGAATAGAAAGTCTTTAGTAACTCCATAGCGGGCACCTGTATTTGTGCTCGCCCATCTTGCACTCCCTTTAGGTAGATAGAACGGAGGAGTGCCTCCGTTGAGAAAAATTTCTGCAGCGGCTCTTTTTGTGTCTGGTTCACCTTGGCCATACTCCTCTATGATTAGCACAAACTGGTCGAACAACGTAGCAGGCTTACCTGTGAATACGTCAAGCATCCACATCGGATATGACGGGTCCGTTACCGTGATGGTAACTTCACTTTGCCCAGTCGATGGATCAATAGCCGGCAAATGGAATTTCTTTTCTCCCTTCCACGGTAATCCAATCAAATCGCTGGGTGTCTGTGTAGCAAGAAACAAGACGCCTAAGCCTGTAGTTCTGCCGTTCTTGGCGTTCTTGGAGCGCAGTTCCGAGAAAGCTTGCATTTGCATAGTGCTTTTGCCAAAGCCCGAAGGGCTGCGCAGAAGCGTAGCGTTCCCAGCTTGAGTGTTGAGAAGCATTGCGCGTTTTGCCTGTACCAGATTTAGTGCCATATATCACCTCATTTATAAGCCCATCCCGTTCAATATTGCTCCAAATGTATGGGCTTACATTTAGAGCCTTTTGAATCATGTGCTTCCAGGTTTTCTGAAAATTTGGCTTTCCACCATTTCGACCATGAACCGTTCTCTCAAACCTAAAAGCCAAATGTCTACTGCTTCGGCGTGTTCAGCAGCCTTCTTATCGGTAGCAATACTCTTCAATTCCGGAACATATAGCGGCCCAAACTTGAGACCCATTATATGCTCCAGAAATGACCACCCTCGTGATTACCTTATTAATAACCTCTTTAGTTCGGTCACCAATAACCCAACTAGTTAGCTCCTGTTCACGGCGTCTAAATGCAGCCTCAGCAGTAGTTACCTCAAAAGGTATATCTTCCCGTTTACGAGTGCGAGGGATTATTTGCACATCATGCCATACCATAGTATCCCTAGGAATACCACCATATCGTACTTGATAAATAGTAGCCTTCGCTTTTATCTGTACCCTATATGACCGTGAACGCGCAATAAGGCGTAGCTCTTTCGATAGCCCCATCAAAATCACTTGTGTCTTACGCGATTGAGCCATTGTTACCTCTACGGTAAGAACCGGGGACAGGGTGAACGGGAGGTAAGCCCCTGCCCCCGGCGAGCGCTTAACCCATACGGTTATGCATTGTCTGCGCCGGATGGAACGCTCACTGGCGCGGCATCGCCAGCCTTAGCATTTTCAAATATGTCACGTATTTCCTCCAAAAAATCCTTTATTTCATACTCGTTAGGGTCTTCGAAAATTACTAGGTTCGCGTGTGCAATAACATATTTTCCGCGAACTATGCTTACATATCGTGTGTAACTCATGCTACTACCTCCACTTTATCGGCCGCTGTACCTACGGTTTCCGCAGCAAGTGCTACCGCTTCGGCGTGTTCAGCAGCCTTCTTATCGGTAGCAATACTCTTCAATTCTTCGGTTATCGCCTTTATGGCTTTCTCCACATGCACCGTGCTACATACCCCAGCAGGGTGCTTGCCGTCGTGTAGCTTCTTAAGAGTGGCTCTGGTTTTGTCGAGCACGTCTGATACTGTGGCGATATCAGGGTCTTTCTTGAACGCCATGTCGTTCATGGTGGAGTCATCCAATACATAGTCGCTTCGCTTAAGCTTGCGAGCAAGCGAAATGACGTAATTAGCGGGATCGATCATACGCTTGGTATTTCCTGGCACCTTGCGTAAGTTTTTGTACATCGTCATGGCGCGGTTGAGCATGCCCATTGGTTCGCTAGGGCCACCTTTAGACCATCCGCCCATTGTGATGCACTGGCGCAAGCAAGAAATTGTCTTACGTTGGTTGCCAGCCTTAGGATTGAAGATCACATTTTGGTGACGAGCATGCCAGTATTTTTCAGCGATAATAGTGGCATCGTCACGGTCGGCGCCATGCTTGTTCTTTGTGTTATCGATCACACACTCAAAGGCTGCTTGTGTAACCAGCAGAAGATGCTTCACTTGTACATCTTCACCTTGCCCAGCAAGTGTGCCAAGCTTTTCACTTTCAACAAGCAAATCATCGAAGCGAGTGTCGTTCTTGGTATCGTGTACCAATGTAGTGGGGCTTGTCATTTCCATTCTCCCTTTCTAAGCTTGTTAGCTACATCATTTGTAGCGTTGTTTCCACCGCTTCAGTGTTAATCTGTTTCATTTGAAGGTCCTTTCTTGTTCTACTGGTAGTCCGGCCGCGTGCATAAACTTTGTTTCAGCCTCGCCCGATAATGCAAAGGCATAAATGAATTCCAAGGCAATCCTACGCCTCATCCATTCCATACTCGGATATTCCGGAATAGGCGTATCTTTGTCCGTAGTGATCTTACACGCTTTCAGTATGCGCTCAATCCTTTCCCAATCTTTACGTGTCATCTCGTTTCTCCGGTGCCCCGGTTGCAATATCATCGAACATGAATGCAAGAGCACGTGTTATAGCTAAAAGCCGGACATTATCATTCCTAGATATTGAAGCTTCTCGCAAGAAATTAGCTTGCCGTTTCCATTCGTCTTTTGTTGCTCTCATGTTTATCACCACATTTTCGAAACGAAATGCCATGCCACATAAAGCACTGTACCCCAGAAGCTAAGGACTAGAAAGAAAAATAAATAGGCTACCAGGGTTATTTGTGTGTCGTCTTTCATTTGAATAGATCCATTAGGTTGGGCACCGGGATATTAGTCTGCCCCCGCGGAGTTTTCCTGTCGTTTTGATGCCGGTCAGGCTTGACAGGTTGTCTCACTACAGGGGCAGGCGCCAGTGGTACTCCATCCTGGGATCGATCGCTACCGGGTTTTTCCCTAGGGACCGCAGAAGGTATTTGTACCACTGGCGTATGCCTCTTAGCTTGATTAGGAGCGTCCTCTACGGCAGTCAAGATTGCTTCGATTATATCAGTGCTGTCGTGATGCCCTTGACCATGGATTGTTATGACGCTGGCGCGGAACACAGTGGGGGATTTGTGTGCCCCCCACTGCGCATATACCGACAAATGCGAGAGTAATCCCGCATCTGACATGTCGCGTAATTTGGTTTCCAGATCAGTCATCGAGCGCATCCGCAGAAAGCGCGTTAGCTTCAATTTGTGCACGAAGCGCATTCTTTAGGTGTGCCACCTTGCGACCAGCCTTGGCAAGGCGTGCATTCTGCTTCTCAATGTGCGGCACGGTACGCTGTAGCGAATATAGCTGGCCTAGTCGCTTGCCGTACCAAAGGCCAAGCTTATATGCCTTTAATTCTTTATCATCTACCGTTCGTGGTTCCTCATTCAGGGTGCCAGCCCCTGCCTCATCTTTAAGCTTTTCTACCTCATCTTGTGCTGCTTGTTCCGGATCGGGCTTTGTCCATCCACTGGATTTCTTGTTGTCGTTTGCTGGCTTTGTCATGCTTCATTCCTCCAAGTGTGACCACTATCACTATAATAGTGGCTAGAACCAACCAAAGATTACTCAATTCATAAGCTTTCGTCCGATTAGGCCGCTGGAACCAAAAGCAACCAATCCCCAACCAAACCCTAATTCTACCCATACTCCTACAGTAATTGCTACCACCAAAACAAGAAACCCAATCGTTTGCACATCTTCTTGATCTAGTTTCATCATGCCTCTCCTAACCACGATAGCGCCTTGCTTTCATTATGGTCGAACAGATATGCGTCAAGTTGAGGTAGCAACCGTTCGAGCGGGCCATAGGTGCCATCATAAGCCCGCTTCAGTCTGTTACTACAGGACCAGCAAACAAGCAAGCCCTGATTTTTTGCGCTCTTGCATTTCGGGCACCAATGAAGCGCCCGCACCCTGTCAAATTGTGGCGTTGTTACCGACGCGGTAAGCGGTACCATGTCGGGGCAATCACACTCCTCACCCGGCGCTACTGAGCAATCACAGATCATGCTAGTTCTCCATACATGCATCGTGAAACCTTTGAACATCAAACCTAGGACTATCCGCATGGAACATGCTTATAAAATGCCCTACAGTTTGGTTCCACACTGTAGTCGTGTCTGGGGTTACGGTGACAAGTAGTGATTGTCGTACATTCTTAAGCACCTTGGCGACCTCTACATAGTGCCGCTTTTGGAACATACTCATTTGTCACCTCTAAACCAGCGACGCATAGCGCGCCGATCATTATCACTGATACCTTCATTCCGTCCATCCGTGCGCTCGTCATAGAAATCAAAGAGCATGTCTTCAAGTTCCTCGTCTGTTAGTTTTGGCGCGGTGTTATCCACTACAAGTCGAATGGTCATGACAGGCATACCTTTTCAGTTTCGTTGCGAATATTCATCTCAGACGATACCCACGCCAAGGTCATGGCCTTGTCATATTCCGATAAACTGTTACCGGGAAGGTAAGTTTGATATCACCCTGCTCGACCGTGCGCATTTCAGTATGCGCCGTTGCACCATAGAATGCATCTTCGCTCTGGCGAAGCGTGCTCATTCGCCTGGGGTCGCTATCGCTTATCCATGGCATATGTTGGTCCTTAGGCATTACAGGGCGCATGCCGACAATCTTGTTGCGCATGTGCAGCTTGCACCGTGCCAAGGTGAAGGGATCAGAGCGATCGTTTGCCGCATATCGCTCCATTGCCTCGATCCGTTCGCGTGACCAGTTCATTACTGCGCTCCTAGAAGTTCCAGTACGCTAGTCCAGAACACCTTGTTGCTGGATGGCCTGCTAAGCTGGAATTTGGCATGGTCGATATTGTCAATCCGCTTCCATTGGCGGTTCGCTTGGCACCACTCACGTGGTGTTATCGAGGTATTCATGTCAGTCTCCCTAGTTCAATGTGTATAGAGGCGACGAGTGCACGGTACCACCATTTCCACCGTGATACCGTGCATATACGCATACCGTTGACAGTCATAACGTTGGTCTTAAAATTGCGATCAGTGTACATGGTGATCTCCCGTTGAATTGGTGGAAGCAGGGGAGGCTTAGGTGGGCTACACCCTCAGCTTCACTCCCCTGCCCTGGCGTTTTTTACGCCAGCACCGCGTCAATCAATTCAGCGGCACGAAACTCTATATGCGCCAACAGGCGCGCGTCAAGTCGCTCACGGATAGCCTCAGCTTCACCAGTAGGCCCGTGTCCAATGCGCGTCCTAAGAGCGTCAAACCGTGCCACCATTTCATTCTGCTCGACCAACGCGATTTCCTTTGCCATGTCTTCCTCCATTGCACAAGGTAAAATTCGGGGCCGCGGCGCGGCGCCCGTATCACTGGCCGGTTGGCGTTTGGTTAACGCCCCGTACCTAAAAACCCCGTAACGCGCGTTGTTGCTCTGGAGTTAGATCATCGAAATCTATTAGTTCTTCCTGTGTTACCGCATCGGTAACAGGTGTCACCGTGTACAAGCCACTCGCCTGCAATTGCCTTGCCATATCCGCATATGCTTGCGTTACAACGTTGAATTGTAGCAGGGCTGGCAGCGGCTTCTCCGGATACTCTTTGCCTTGGCGACTTATAACCGTCACAGGTGGCAAGTCAACACCATTACTCAAATGGAACAAGCCAAGCATACGCGCGAGCCCAGCGAAGTGTTCAAATAAGTATGGTCCTTGTCTTGTCATATGTTGTGCATCTTTACTTATGATACGTACAAAAAAGCCGCACGTGGAATGATCATAAACTAACTCTCTATATGGTACAAGTTTACGCAAACATCTATCAATACGATTGCGCAAAGCTTCTGCTGGTATAGTCCATTCATCGGTTAAACGTGGTCTAAGAGCACTTGCAGGCATTTTAATCTCCATAAGTTAACCATCAGGATTTAGGTGATGGAGACCGCTATATATCAGAGCCATATCGCGTTGTCAACCTAATTGTATCGTTGGCTGTTCAATTAGCGTGTGAGAACAAAAGAGGTGCGTAATTATTCGGACCGTTGAACCGTTTCACCTTTTTGGCCAATTGTATAATTTGCTAGTGTTTTTCATTTTAAACACCTATACACTGTTGTTCGTACCACTTGGTGATGACGTTGGTTAGGGATTTATTAATTTCTATATATTTGGATTTTTCGTCCCATAGTCTTTAGACTTGCAGTAATAAAACCTTACCCAACGCCATCACCAAGTGGTACGAACACATGCACTAAGGGTGTAATTTCAAAAACACTAGCAAATTATACAATTAAGGTGAAACGGTAGCAAAATCAACGGTCGGAATAATTATCCATCGCGTTTTTACAACCGGTCAATTATGTCTAATTGAGACCACAACCTTTTGCCTACCGCAATAATCATGATATGTTCTATATTGCCACCGTTCGACCGCAACCGTTAATGGCCATTAACCAAACGCCAACTCGCCAGTGGTGTCGGGCCGGCAGCCCGCCGCCCACAACACAACGGGAGTCCACAATGTCCTACAAGGCCGAAATCGTTGACGGGAACAAGCTGTGCATCGTTATCGATGTTAGTGAGAAGGCGCTTAAGGGTGCCACGCAGAGCAAGTCTGCCCTTGCCAAGGCGGCCGCCAAGGGCTTGGCTGCGGACACGGTGCCACCGTCTCTCGTGGCCACAACCGGAGGCTTCATCGTCCAAGGCCCGGTCAAGTTCAGCCTCAACGTGGTCAAGGCGTGAGCCGCACTAGACGCCTGAGACGGTGGAGACGCCTCAGGCTTTGGAGATGGGAATATCTGCGATATAGGTACGGGTGACACCGTCCGACCCGCCCGGCTCCGGCCGCGGCGGGTTTTCTTTTGCCCCCCGCTACCCTGTCCGAGGGTGGCACCGTCTACGCGCGAAGACCCCTTTCGGAAATATATTTGGTAAAAAATCGAAGCCTTAAGGTTATTTTAACCTGTAAACGGTATCACGGTCTAAGTGCGGAGTAGAGCAGTGGTAGCTCGTGTGCCTCATAAGCACAAGGCCGCGGGTTCAAATCCCGCCTCCGCTTCCAGCTTGACGCCTTATCCATTTCATGCTAGACACATCCTATGCCCGCGAGAGCTTCAGCAAAAATCTCGCAAACCGTGTCACCCCCTGTTAAGGCAGTAGGGCACGGTCAGGGGGCACTGGTTCGGGTATGATCCGATCAAAGGTAACAACATCACCAGTGCCCCCAATACCGATAGTCAACGCCCAGACCGGGAGACCCCCATGCGAGTTTGTGTTGAATATTATCACCACTCCGACAAACAGGTTGACAAAACTGACAAGGTAATAGATGCTGTTGCTTATCAGCATTATGGAAAGTTTACAGGGTCTGGATATGGTTTCCCTGATGGTATCAGGGATAGAGAGTACAAGGTCCCCCATAAATACCTTGCCGGGTTCCTCACTGAGGTGACAGACTACTGGAAGAAATTCAAGTTGCACCGTGTCGTCGTTCATGCTAAGTAACTAAAACAGGGTGTAACTCAGCCCGGTAGAGAGCATGGCCTGGAACCATGCAGTCGTAGGTTCAAATCCTGCCACCCTGATCACAGGAGAAGGTTATGTTTGAGAAATTGAAACAAATATGGTTTAGCTTCTGGCTAAGAGTGGACAAGTTTCTCTCGAAACATCTTTATTAAGGTGAACCACGACCATAGGTGACCTAATGCGTAGCGTCATATTGACAACCTGCCTGCTTCTGTCTACTTTTGCGTATGCAGGTAACCCCAGCAAGTGGGCGCAGTCTTCGCCTGAACGTCAGAAGTGGTTCGAGGATGCACGTAGGCCAGGGAGCGATCCGACAGGTGATTGGCACTCGATCCAAAGTTGTTGTGCAGAAGACACGGATGCATATGAAGCTGATGACTTTGAGACTGAGAATGGGGAACTCTATGCCACCATTACCGAAGGCGGCATTGGAGTTCCTACTGGTTCCCGTGTACACATTCCAAAAGACAGGATCATTACCGATTTGAACTTCTTGCGGCGAAACCCGACAGGTCATGGATGGGTCTGGATGATAGGTCACACGGTCTTCTGCTACGTACTTCCATCGGGAGGATGATATGTCACCCTACGAGGAATACCTTGAAGACTTGTTCAGAGACGGAAAGTATATCCGGTACCTATTGAGAAAGTTTGGAGAGAACGATGACCGATATCCCTGCATTGATCAAAAAGAACCAGGAACGGTGGGACCGGATGGTGCTGGACGCGAAGCGCACTCTATCATTTGATAGTGCAGCCAAACGTCTTACAGCACTTGAGAATAAACCACGCTTCCAAGCGGTTACTACTCGCTTGCAGACTGCTGGATATCAACCTGTGCCGTGGTTCGTGATTGCGGTAATTGCGGAGAGAGAATATGGCGGACCGCCACGATGGGATAAGCAGCTTGGTCAGGGGGACCCACTCAATCAAGTCTCCCGTCACGATCCTGCCGGCCGTGGGCCTTTTCTTGATCATCCTGGCGATAACAATCTCAATAATGCGTGGCTTCGGTGTGCTCTAGATGCGCTTATCGACTGCGCACCGCATGCTGCGTTGTGGCATGACTGGACGCCGGGTGGCGCGCTCACGCTATTGGAGGAGTACAATGGACTGGGTTATGCTATGCGTGGTGTTCCCAGTGCTTATGTTTGGAGTGGTAGTGATCAGTATGTTTCTGGCAAGTATGTGGCTGATCATGTTTACCGCGCTAGCGCAGTGGATGTGCAGGAAGGATGTGCCCCCATCCTAAAGCGAATGCAATTGCTCGACAAGAGTATTCAGTTCGCGGGAACGCCAGGACAGGTAGTAGTGCCACCGTCACACCCTGTCACCACGCAACCGTTGGGATCAGATCATCCTGTTGCGACCACGGCAGTGGCGCACGGTGGGCTGATATCAGAACTTCTTGCAGCATTCTGGAGACTGTGACAGGATAGCTCAGTGGTAGAGCGGCGGTCTGTTAAGCCGCTGGTTGTTGGTTCAATCCCAACTCCTGTCTCCACTACCGTGACGGTAACATAGGAGAACGTAATGTCGGATGATAAGCTTCCTCTTGGACCCGAAGTTTTTAAGGGTGGGAAGATTTTGAATTTTCCTAAGAAGGCGGTCCCAGCAATTGGGCCGCCTCCGGAGGCACCATGGCAGAGTGCAGTAGATGTGCTCAGGGAACTTATCAACGATATCGAGCATGACCGTATTCCTAAGCCGGATATGATCTATGTCGCCATGCGTTCGCCACACCCTGAGCAGAAGGATGTGTATCAATACCCAAGGTATGTTTGGGCGCCACCGTCTCCCGGAGCATCGTTGCTATTGAGTGGACTATTGAATAAGCACCTTCAGAGGTTATGATGCAGCTTACTCCCGAGATAATCCGTGCAGCGTATGATTATTTATCAGAAACAGAACCATTTAATAAATGGAATTTGCCTAACGGAGAGGATATAGTTTTTAGAGTTACAAAACCGGCAAAGTGGACTGGGAAGACAATGGGGTGTACCCATTGCACAATACACGAAGGGGATAGGTGTTCATTTATACTTGATATTTCGGGTACCCACCATCACCATACGGCAAGTTTAATGTTGACAATGGCGCATGAGATGATACATGTACACCAACGTCACAACTGTATAAATCGAGGCAAGAAGTCACATGATGCCACATTCAAGAAATACGCATTAGAGGTTTGTGAAATCCATGGCTTCGATCCAGGTCAGTTTTGAAACAGTACGGGAAATATGGAATTGTATTATATATGCACGAGAAATTGTTTGGACTAAAAACCCTGAATATAAAATCACTTGGAAAGGTAAACTTATGATCACATTCGAACAGGTAACCAAGATTGAAGTGCTGCGCCGGCAGATTGAACAGTTGCAATCGTATCTGTCTGATCGTGCAAGGATAGCTAGTTTTGGGTGGCGAATGTCAGGCGAGAAATTTTTCCCTTTGGATCAAGAAGCACTACCAGTTATTCGAGAAGCCTATTGCAAATTCACCGTTGCCAAGATCATCAAGCTACTTGACGATAGCGAGCGTTTGGGTGTAGACGTATCTGCATCGAAACAGACATTGCTTGAATTCTTGGAAGAGATCAAGCCAAAGGAAGAGGTAACACCATGAATTGGGCTGATTGGGCTCTGCGTGCATTTGCATTGCTTGGCGTGGCTACCTTCTCCTGGCAGGTAGGTAAGCATGGCATCCGGTATGTCATGACTGAGGTTGCTGGGTGGTTCTCAGTAGCTAAGAATGACTTTCTCGATCTTAAGGGGTATGTCTTGGTTCTGGAGAACCGGATTATAGCTCTTGAAGAGGCTAATAAGACCTCTATTTCACCAGTTAAACAGTCGCCTCCGACCGCATAGCGGTCTGCCTTGCCCCTCCCTATTGCTCCCCGCGGGGAGGGGATTTTTAACTTATTCGTACTAGTCTAGCGAGTTGGGTTCGTCGCTAGCGCTGGCATCGAGTAGTCTCTGCCTAGTGGGGGCGTTGGTGGCGGACCCACCCGAGTTTATTATGTTGGACCTTAGCGAGTATATTGTGCGAGCCGCTGACGAAGGTGTTCCTATAGGAGCCCTCAAGCGTATTTTTCGTTCTGATCCTGTTGATTTGAGATTGGCAGTGAATAACGCTCTAAATGCCGGGCGTCTTATTGAAATGCCCCGTGAAGACTGGCCACCGCTTACTCCCCGAGATCAGCGTACTCCTACTGTGGCCCCTCATAAAATCCAGGAGGATGATCGTGAGACTATTTTGCGTATGGCGCGTAAACTGAAGACCACGAAATTGGAGAGCAGTATTTTGCTTGTGCTTCTGCGGCGGGGTCATGCATCGCGAGAGCAGCTTCATATGGCTGTTGAAGATAATCGGGGAAATCCGGACGACGAGACAGATATTAAAATTGTCGATGTTGTGGTTTGTAAACTCAGAAAAAAGCTTGTCCCTTTGGGGTTGAAAATGAATACAATTCACTCTATTGGGTATGATATGAGCGAAGAGCACAGAAGTAAACTTTGGGAATTGATCAATGCGTAAGAATGCAATTCTTTATCATGTTGGATTTCTGATGTACGATAGATTGCTTGATTGGAATAAACACCTGGACATGACTGCTACCAGATTATGGAAACGATATGAAAAAGGTGAGGTTCATCTAGTACAACGCCGTAGGGAACTAGGGGTCTGGGAATACTGGGCAGTGCCCAACACAGGAGGACGCCATGTGGAAAGTAATTCTCGTACTCTTACAACTGTCGTCCGAAAACGCCATCATGCATAACGATCAAATAGAGATGCCCTCAATTGAAGCGTGTCTTGAGGCCGCTGGTAATATGTTAAATACAATAGATAATGATAGGTCTAGTTATTACGTTGGTTGCCGTATAGAACCAGTGACGCCTGCTTAACCTTCCTATGTTACCGTCTAGGTAACAGGTAGGGTTCCATGGTCGAGCGCAATGACCGCGAGAATACCAGATTTCAACTTGGCGAGATCGCGGGTGTCGTATCCACGCTGCCCGACCGCATGGACCGGTTTGAGAAATCGGTTAAAGAAGACTTAGCTGAAATTAAGAGATCAGTTTTAGGTCAGGAAAAGCGCATTACTACAGTTGAGCGCGCCCAATGGCGAATTTCAGGGGTTTATGGCACGATTGGGGCGATTATTGGGGCAGGATTGTCAGGTTTTTTGGTGAAATTCTGGCCACCGCATTAAGTCCATGCACCTGACGGCATAGTTAATTGTTTCTGCCTACGCCCGGACCCCTGTAATTCTCGTGCAATTCCGTAGAGCATGCCGCCGTGGCATGCCAGACACACATACTGTAGCGTGTCGGCTACGTGGGAATATTCATCTTTGCGCGGGGTGGGCTTTCTCAACCCTGTTTGGGTGGCGAATTCGAAACGGTAACCGCCCGCCAGTGCTCGGATAAGATGGGGGCATCCCTCACGATTGATAAGCATTGACGGGCCGCCATTCGTGTGGCGACCAAGGAAGCTTTCAACTGCTCGTAAACGGGGGTCGAGATCATTTGTGGGAGCAGCGAAACAGGGAAATCCAAGTCTTCCCAGGAGATCGAAGGAAGTTTCTTCTGAGTGGGTTGATTTTGCGACACCGGCAGGGTCTCCTACTAGGGCAATTTTACAACCAAGGTATTTAGTTTGGAGAAGTCTCCCTCTAAGACTTTGTTGACAGTGCTTTTCCAATCCGATGTTTTCAGCCGGTACTTCTTCATGGACGATAAGTCTTCCCATATGGTCAGGTTGACATATGAGCGACCATGGGTCTCGACCAAAATCTTGACCGACGATAAGAGGGTATCCTGGTATAACGTTTGTATCGTCAACAACGTGCCAGTTTGAACGGAATGTCTCACGGAATACTGCTCGTCCTGTTGGGTCATCACCGTACTCTGCCTTCACATATCGCTTAACATAATCACTATCAATCCCGTGATCCCTAACCATCCTATTATAATACTCTCTACCCCTAGCAATCCGATCAGGATGGCCAATAGGCAGTTTGCGAGTTTCTTCTGTTTGAAGAAGATGGTCAAGGTTTTCGGCATTCCAGGCTAGCCCCGATGGTTGTTTGAAGATCGCCCAATCAGGTCTTGGTTCCTCCATGAACTTGTGCCACGGTGTCAGTTCCGGAGGCATGTTCGTATCCGCAACAATTCCATTCCACGTCGGGGCGCCCTTCGTACCACTTGGATAACGCCCGATACGACCACTCAGCGGTCCTAAGATCGATATGTCCATCTCTATACATTCGCTCAACCATGCGCCGGTAAGCTGCATAGAGAGTAATCTGCCCTGATCGGCCGCATCTTCTAACGGCAGAAATATCCATTCTGAGCGCACTCTGTCGAAATTTATGTGATAACAGCTTTCGGAAACTTTCCATTCCCCGATACCATTCGCATTCAGCCATGTGTCGCAGTCCTTTAGAACAGTATCTTTCAACTGTTTGAGGGTTTGACGGGTGACGGCGAAGCGGGTGTATTTGAGCCCGTCGTCTCCCGGCTTTTGCTGCCATGCGCGCCTGAGGAGTTCAACAATAACACCCGTAGTTTTTCCAGAACCAACAGGTCCTGCAATAAGTCTTCCGTATTTTTCACACTTACAGAAGCGGGCGATGGTCGGGGGTGCGTCATAATCAAACATTATGCTTTCCAGGACACCCAGGATTTGGATGCCTCTTCCTTTTTGAATTTAGGTTCAAGGTATACTTGCCAGTGGGCAGTAATACCGTGTTCCGGGTGGGTAAACCACAGTGCCTGAGAGGGGCGGCTATATTTGGCTCGTAGCCTAAGTCGGGCGTACTCGTCATAGCCTTTGAGAGCATTGTTGACGATTAAGCCCGGTAAGGTGATGTACTGATGCCAGTGACAAATAAGGGCGGTGTCAAAATCGCGACCGATTTCGGCTTCTGAGGCATGGACCTTAAGGCTACCGCGCATGATTGGCCCGATAGCGCCAATGATCCCATCGCCGCCTTTGACACCTAAGTTGTCCCCATGAGTGAGAAGATATCTATGTCCGTACACGTTGAAGCGTGCATCGATCTCATTGGGGATCATGAACTGGACGTGTTTATTTCCCTTAAAACATCTTGTAAGGTTGCAATAGATACCCCAATCATATGAGTGGAAGACGGCGCTCTTGAGACGGGGTTTCGGCGTAGTACGTCCATGATTGCCGACAACTGAGGGGAGGAAAACATTTCCGAATTTGGAGGCCATAGTGTCGATACATCCGGCGAGCAAGTCAGTGAGATCGTTAACTGCTTGCATCGGCGTGCGGTCATTCGTTTCCGCAAGTTCTTCATGAATGTTGCCTCCGATCATATCACCGCCGAGACACACTACAATACCAGGATACACAGCTTTAGCACGTCCCATGTGGTTGTAACAAAGATCGATAGTAGTGTTGACTAACTTCTCCGCGCGCTTTTTGGCTATATCAGCATTGAATTTGTTGGCGCCGCCTACTTGAGATGGATCAATGACTTCCCCATAATGCCAATCTGACCAAATTGTACATGGAGAACCACGTTGCCCACTATGTCCTCCTGATCCGGTTACCCACGCTGGCGGTTTGGGGTCATGTTCAGTGATTTGGAAGATTACCTTACGGATTTCTTCCGCAGTATCAGCATCGCGTTGAACATTTCGTAATGTTGATTTAAGCCCAGTGATTTCATTTCCTTGACGACGAATAACTTCATTAGCATCGTTTAGCAAGTCGGTTGTGGATTTTGGCGACATATCCAGTACCTTTCTCTTTCTTTGGCGCGTCGTTCTTCCATATGTAACAAGTTATATTCTCTTTTTTGGGCAAGTATACGTTCTCGATTTGTTATATAATATTCACGATTTCTAATTTTATGTTCTTTTGGGTGTCGTTGTTTCCATAGCGCTGAACTTCGTCTTGATTTTTCTCTTCCAGCTTCGGATTGATACGCTCTTTGTCGTTTTGCTATTCCGTTTGGATATGTAGCCCGTCTTCGTACTTGTTCTTTATACAAAGGACTTGTTTGACGATATTTATGTATCGTGGCTTTCCCCTTTAGTGTATGCCTATATTTTCTTACATATGCCGCGTATCTAGCTCGTAATTCAGGATCATTACGTATTTGTTCTCTTCGTTTGCGACGATATTCTAGCTCTTTTTCTTTTGTATTATAAGCCACTACACGCGTTCCTCTTTATCAACCTCAGGCACCGGAAGGGCCTGGAGGACTGGATCACCGGAGATGGGCATCTTAGACCCATCGAGTGAGATTGTCGTATCGGCCCCAAGATTGATGTTGATTTGGAACCGTTCGCCTGGGGAAGCTTTGCTTGGGTCCTTTCTGACGCCTCCGATATCTGCGAGAAGTTTGAGGAAATCGGTGACATGGTTCATCGCCTCATTGCCGCTTATAGCTCTTGCGTAGGCCACCGGGATAGCCTGTTCGAGGGCGGCCGCTGCTTCTATCTGGGTTCTCCCTGGGGTATTGGTCGCAGCATGCCATTCAATCCGGGCGCTGTCAACCAGCTTTATGAAGACCTCGTGATCCTTAAGTTTTTCGTAAGCTGCTGGCGATAGCTTGTAGGTCTCAAGGATATCGGGTAGCTCCCGAATACCCATTGCAATTTCTCTAGCTAGACCAGCGACTAGAACAATGGTAAGTTGTGGTGCGCCTTCAATTACCGGGACGGTAATAGGTACTGTGGGTACGATCTGGGTCATGACGAGTTCTTAACCTATTTCCCCTAAGGATTTCTTCATGGCTGCTCTCGGGCAAAACGGTGTAATTCAAGTCGTCCCCCCTGCTATTTTAGATGCCCAGCAACAGAAGCAGGCGTCTATGCAGGCGCAGGCCAATTCCAATGCACAATCGCAGATGCAACCGGATGTGTCAACCTTGGTGTCTTATATCAAGGGGCAATACGAGATATTCCGGAACCATCGTAACACACAAAGTGGTTGGTCTGAACGTCTTTTGATAGCTTTACGCGCCTTTAACGGACAATATGACGCGACAAAGCTACAACAGATACGCCGTTGGGGTGGGTCTGAAGTCTATATGCGTATGATTGCGCAAAAATGTAGAGCAGCTAGTTCTCTTTTGCGGGATATTTATCTGGGTCCGGATCGGCCATGGGGATTGAAACCGACTAGTGACCCGCAAATTCCTGATGAAATTAAACAAAAAATTGACCAATTGGTCCAGCAAGAAGCGGGAATGATCCAACAGACTATGGGTCAACCACCATCACCTGTTGACGTGCAGAAGCGTAAGATGGCACTTCTTGAAAGTGCTACGGATGCGGCCAAAAAGAAAGCAAGCGATCAAGCACGGGATAGTGAGGATAAGATTGATGAAATTCTTAGGGAAGGCGGTTTTTATCATGCTCTTGCTGAATTCCTTGTTGATCTTCCAATTTTCCCGTTTGCTTGTATCAAAGGCCCAATCGTCAGGATGGTGCCAACGGTAACATGGCCCCAAAATGGTCAAGGCCAGCCTACCGTTCAGATGAAGCCTACGTTGACGTGGGAGCGCGTGTCGCCTTTTGATTTGTGGTGGACCCCAGGCGTTGCTTCGATTGAGAACGCGAACATCATCGAGAAGAAGCAAGTTACCCGTGCTGAATTGAATGAACTTCTTGGTTTGCCTGGATATAACACTGCTGAAATTCAGGCAGTTCTTGATGAATATGGACGCGGTGGTCTATATGACAATTGGGACCTGACGGATGCTGAACGGGCTGTTCTTGAGAGCAGAGAAAATCCTGCTTGGAACCGGTCTGGCATGCTGTCGATGATGGAGTTTAATGGTAATGTCCAAGGTCGAGTTCTTCAAGACTATGGGCTGGCAGTGCAAGATGAACTCCGAGACTATCACGTTCAGGTCTGGTGTATTGGTTCTCACGTTATCAAGGCGCAGCTTTCGCCGTCTCCCCGTATGCGACATCCTTATTTCATTACGTCGTTTGAAAAGGTGCCTGGAACGCCATTGGGGAATGGACTTACCGACCTCCTTTCCGATATCCAAGAAGCATCCAACGCGACGATGCGCTCGCTGATCAATAATCTTTCGATTGCGTCTGGTCCTCAGGTGTGGATCGATGATGATCAGATGGACCCTAACGAGAACACAGAGGATATGTTCCCATGGAAACGGTGGCACATCCGCAAGAATTACCTGACTGGAACAACCGCGACCCGGGAGCCTATGGGGTTCTTCCAACCTATGGACAATTCGGACAAGCTGGTCAAGGTGCTCCAGTATTTGACCGAAGTGGCGGACGATGTATCCGCGATACCAAAATACATAGGTGGACAAGCTGGTGGAAACGCGGGCCGGACGGCGAGTGGGCTCGCGATGCTCATGGGCAACGCATCAAAAATCCTTCAAACTGTATCCGCCAATGTAGACCGAGAAGTGATGGAGCTAGCACTGCTTCAGCTTTTCGATCTTATTTTGCTAACCGACACGAGTGGCTTGCTTACTGGCGAGGAGAGGGTGAGCGTCCAAGGTGTGAACGTCGCAATCCAGCGTGAGACGCAGCGTCAACGCCAGATCGAGTTCCTTCAGGCGACTGCTAACCCGGTTGATCAGAAGATTGTTGGGCTTAAGGGTCGCGGCCAAGTTCTGCGGGCAGTGTCGAGCACGATTGGCCTCTGCGGCGAAGATATCGTTCCGGATGATGACAAACTCGACCAAATGCAGAAAGCAGAGCAAGACAATGCACAATCGGCCGCCGCAGCCCAGGCTGTTTCCAAGGGTGTTCAGGCGGGTGTCCAGGCCGGTGTGCAGCAGATTACTAAAGAGCTTACTGCCGGTCAGTTGGCGCAGGATGAGCGTTTGCCGTTAGGTCCGCCAGTCCACTTGGGGACCGCTCCAGGAGGGGACGGCCAAAGTGGGGGGCCGGGCCAACCGGCACCAGGAGGTTCTCAGGGCCAATCTGGTGGGCCAGGAAAGCCCTCTGCGCCCCAAGGACCGCCTTCAAGCCCGGCGCATGCCGCTGCCCGCGCCCAAGGTTCACGCCCAAGCCAGTTGAGTACGAACCATATGGGACCACAAACTGCGACAGTAGGGAATTCTAAAGGTCCTGGAGCTATACCTATTCAAGGTGGCGCCGGTTAAGGGAGATAGCTATGTCTAACGTTTTTGGTTTTGCTCCGATTGATCTTTCTGGATCGTCTGGTCCTAATTTGGTCCATATTGGTTTTGGCAAGGTTAATGCGGTTTCTATGTATAACCACGGCACTATTCTTGCCGTTCTTGCGCTTTATGATCTTGGGCGTCTTCCTATTATTGGTACTGATAAACCAAATTGGAAATTTGGTTGCCCATTTGCTGCGACGGCTGGGCAAGGAACTTGCCAATTTGATGCTACTTTTGTGGCTGGTCTGAAGTTTGTTAACGGTTTGGCTTATGCACTAACTACGGATTTGAATTGTGGTACTCTGTTTACTCAGGGAAGTCCACCAACTTTGGTCGGTGCAGTAGATTGGGAAATTCGTCCCTAACGGTATGTTTACCTGGACCAAGTAAGACCAAGGTGAAGAATTCTTCGGAGACAGGATCATGACCTACAACATTCGCAGTTCGCGTTTCTACGATTTGCAGACGATCGGCCCTGTTCTTAAGCAGGTTGTGGACGCGATCAATGCGGGTAACATTGGCGGTCCAACTGGCCCGCAGGCGAATACTGGTCCTACTGGCCCAACCGGTGGTGCTACTGGTACGACCGGACCTACTGGTCCGACTGGACCAACTGGTAATACTGGACCGACTGGTCCATCTCCTGCAACTGGTTACACTGGCGTTACTGGTCCCACGGGACCGGCGGGTGGACCAACTGGTCCAACTGGACCTACTGGCGTCACCGGTCTTTCTGCTACTGGTATGACTGGTCCTACGGGACAGGCTGGTCCCGCTGCGACTAATGGGCCAACCGGCCCGACTGGTCAGACCGGCCCGACTGGCGTAACTGGTCCTTCGACCGGTCCTACTGGTCCTACTGGCCCAACCGGTCCTAGCCCGGCGACTGGCCCGACTGGTGCGAATACTGGGGCGACCGGACCGACTGGTGCTACCGGTGCTGCGGGCGGTAATTGGCTCTTTGTAGCGCCAACCAGCGATCCACATATCAAGGGCGCGGTTTGGAGCAACGCAGGTGTGCTGACCGTCTCGGCTGGTTAATAGGAGATTGGAATGGCAACCGGTGCTACTGGCGCATTTAACGGTCCTGGCATTCGTTCCGCGCGAAATTACGATAAGGCGTGGGGTGGGTACATCCGCGACATTATGAAGCAGGTTGTGGATATCGTCAATCTTGGCGGTTGCACGGCTGGCTTTACTAATGTTGGTGGCCCGACTGGCCCTACTGGTAAGACAGGTTCAACTGGTCCTACCGGCGCGGCCCCTGCTGGTCCTACTGGGAAAACTGGTTTCACGGGGAATACAGGAAATACTGGTCCGTCTACTGGTCCTACTGGGCCTACTGGCGTTGCAGGTCCGACAGGGTTTTTCCTTACTACGCCTACCGGTGCACAAGGTATTTCTGGCCCAACCGGTCCTTCTGGTACCAATTCTACTGGTCCAACTGGGCCAACTGGACCTACTGCTCGTGCAGGGTGGACTGGTCCTACTGGTCTTTATGGTAACTCTGGACCTACTGGACCTACTGCTTCCGGTGCTACTCTGCCGACTGGGTTTACTGGACCTACTGGGCCGGGAACTGGTCCAACTGGGCCTGGAGTTACCGGTGCGACTGGATTTACCGGTCCTACTGGACCTACTGGCCCAGGTGTGTTTGGCGCATTTCTAACGGTGCGCCGGATTACTGCTAGTGGTGGCAGTGGCGCTTGGGATGGTGCTAATGGGGCGGATACGCTTCAAGGTGTCACCGGTCCCACGGGAGGGCTGTTCATCCCGCCGACTTGGGACCCACATATCAACGGTGCAGTATGGTTTAAATTGGTCTCGAACCTTGATTATACTGACACGTTCTATGATGGTGCTGCGCCCGGTGCGACTGGTGTGAATGCCTTGCAAGGGACCTTGACAATCTCTTCTGGATAAGGCATTACATAGCGAAACAGGAGCCCCACTCCATGCCGCAGCCACGCATTTGTCTTAATGCCATAATCAAGAATGAAATCTCGAACCTACCTCGCATGCTTGCGAGTGTGTGCCCACATATTACCGCCGCGGTAATTTTTGACACTGGGTCCACAGATGGATCGCAAGCGTTCATGCGGGAGATGTTTAACAAGTATAGTATCCCCCATCAAATTGTAGGTGGTGAGTTCAAGAATTTTGAGCAAGCCCGCAATAAGGCGTTGTTTTATGCGCAACGTTTTCACGCAGGGTTTGACTACATAATGTTCTGCGATGCAGACATGGAACTGGTAGTCGATGGACCGCTACCAAAACTTACCGAAGAGTGTTATAGCCTTTTGCAGCGTCAAGGATCGCTTGCGTATTACAATGCAAGACTTTTGCGAAAGGGCTCGGATCGTAAGTATCATGGTGTAACGCACGAATATCTTGACGCACCACCGGCTAAGTTACCGACTGACTGTTGGTGGTTCCGAGATCATGCTACGGGTTCTAACAGGAGTGACAAATATGAGCGTGATACACGACTTCTTACTGAGTATCTTGGTATCCACCCTAACGACGGGCGCACTCTATTTTATCTTGCCCAGACTTATCGTGACAGTGGTGACCATACCCGGGCGATCGAATTCTACCGACGCCGAGTTGACGTTGGAGGGTGGGACGAAGAAGTCTGGTACGCCCGACTAGCTATTGCACGATGTTATCGTGCTTTGGGTGAAGAAGGGGAATTTATACGTTGGGCGTTGAATGCATATAACGACCGCCCTTCTCGTGCGGAACCGCTTTATGATCTTGCTAGGCACTATCGAGAACAAAAGGACGCACAACAAACCGGCTGGCTTTTTGCCCAAGCTGGGTCAAAGATAAAGAAGCCTGGAGATTTGTTATTTGTCGAGGAACATGTGTATGATTATGGGTTCATGGAAGAACTGTCTATACTGGGGGCATATAATGATAAGACACGTGATATTGGCTTTTCTGCTGCTGATAATCTTTCCCTTATGCGCAAGGTGCCCGATGTTGTCCGTGAGACTGCTAGGCGGAACGTGTTCTGGTATTTGCAACCGCTTAAGAATTACACGCCGTCTTTCAAGGCTTATAGAATTCCGGAGGTAAATCCGGATAGCAAGTTCGTGAATTCAAATCCGTCTGTGGCGATTGTGGATGATAAGATCAAGGCAATCGTGCGTACAGTAAGCTATAGGATTAGACCCGATGGTAGCTACGATTATAATGGCAATCATGCTATTCGCACCACTAACTATTTGGCTGATTTTAGCCTGGATTTTGTGGTCGGAAAAGTAGTAGAACTACAACGTCCAACCGGTTTCCCTGCACCGGTATTCAAGGATATTCTCGATGTTGAGGATATGAGACTTATCCCTTGGCATGGAGAACTTTGGACTAATGGATGCGTTCTTGAACAGAATTCCAATGCATGGCGCGAACAATTTTGTATGCAGATTAATCCAGAAACTGGAGAGGTATTTAATTGGCGCCGGATGGATGTTGAACCCAAACAGAATGAAAAGAATTGGATGCCGATATTAGATGATAGAAGATTTAAGTTCATGTATCGTCCTGGGTGGGTAGTTAGAAGTGACGGAGAATTCGTTGTAAAACACGAACCTATTCTTGCAGTAGATCAGTTTTCAGGTGGTGGCCAATGTGTCCCGTTTGACGGTGGGTATATTGCAATCGTTCATGAGGCACGTCCGGACCCGACAAATGGGAAGAGGTACTATCAACACCGGTTTGTATGGTTTGATAAAGAATACGTGTTGCGTAAGGTGTCGAAGCCGTTTGTGTTCTTCGGAAAGCAAATTGAGTTTGCTGCTGGTCTTGCTCACCACAATGATAAGTTCATAGTCTCGTTTGGTGTGCTTGACCGAGAAGCTTGGCTTGCAACTATAGACGAGCACGAGGTAAGGGATTTGCTATGGCAGTAAAGGTTGTCACGGGTTATATCGATATCCCTAATCATCCTCGGGGAACCACCGATTACAAGGCGCTCGGTGAGCAATTACTTGGGTCCTTGGGCGACGTAGAAGCACTTGTGTTCGATAGTGACCAGCAGAAAGTTCAAGATACGTGGCTTGCTAACTTTCTACGGGGTGTGCCAAATGTATCCCATTCTGTTTCAGATAACCCGGACAAGAACACACTCGCTTATCATGCCGTACAGCACCAGAAATTTGAGTGGTTGCGTGTTGCGCATTCTATGGACACTGCGGATACGTTTGTTTGGATCGATTACGGAATTATGCATATTCCGAGTATTACCGCCCCGGTAATTCAGAAATTCCTTAGCCGGGTGGATAGTTATGGCAAGGTGACACTCCCCGGCTGTTGGCCCAAGAAACGAGATATCGATCCAGCACACCCCTGCTGGCGATTTTGTGGTGGTGTAATGGTCGTGCCTCGTGCACTGATAAAGCCGTTTACGGCGTATGCCATGGGTACCGCGGCACGACGAATAAGCGAGACCCGTAATGTTGAATGGGAAGTGAATACTCTTGCACGGTTAGAACTTCTTGACCAAGTGCCCATGGCGTGGTATCAAGCAGACCACAACGAAACAATGTTCACAGGTGCCCCATGAAGGTCGGTGTAGTTACTGGATTTATCCCTCTTCCTGTTAAGCATCTGTCGGAGGATCAATACCATGAACTCGGGCAACGGCTATCAAAGGCGTGCGAGGGTCACACGTTTTTTGTCGGAGGTGGAAAGCTGGAGGATTGTTGGGCTTTTCCTCATTGTGTGGGTCTCCCACCTGATATGCCAGTGCCTGCGGATCGGTATCCATCGCCTGAAGTCAATGTTATGTCGCACATTGTGCAACATCAGCGCACGACTTGGGCGGAACAAGCATCAAAAGCCCACCCATATGTAGAGGTATGGTGCTGGTTGGATTACGGTATTTTGAAGCAGGGAGCGTGGCGTAATAATACAGTCACTGAAAATAGCGTGAAAACTTTTCTCGCTCGTGTTTCTCTATCGCAAAAATCAATGAACTATATTCCATTCCCTGGAATTGCTGAAAGAGGAACAGTATATCCCCACTGCAACAACTGGCGCTTTTGTGGTTCTACGCATATTTGGCCGGACCCTTATATTCCGGCGATTGATCTTGTGTACAAAAATACCCTTAAAGAGTGGATTTCTCGACATAAGACTGTGCCACTTGATTTGCCGATTTGGGCTTTGGTCGAACAAAATTCTAAGCTTCCTTTCCAATGGTACCCCGCCGAGTACGATGCTTCTCAACTAGACAATTATCCAGGAGTGAGACATGACCCCGCTTTGTGAACTTGCACGAAAGTACGAAACCGATAAAGGCGGCCAACATTACCGGTACGGCGGTGGCGATAGCGATACCAATCATAATTACACCCCGGTATATCACAGCTTGTTTGCGGAAGACCGTGATGAAGTCAAACACGTATTGGAGATTGGTGTTCATGCCGGATCAAGCCTCCGGATGTGGAAGGAATATTTCCCTAATGCCCATGTCGTAGGGATCGATAGCAACGCCGATTGTCTTAAGCATGCTGAGGAACGTATCAGCGTATTTATTGCTGACCAGAATAACCCGCGCCAGCTTGTCGAAGTATTGTCGAAATTTGACCAAGACGCGCCTTTGTTCGACTTGATCGTGGATGACGGTTCACATGTACGTGAGCACCAGATTACGTCACTAAAGACACTTTTGCCATTCTTAGCACCTTGGGGGTCCTACGTGATCGAGGACCTAGGAACCGGCCCGGAAGAAAGCCTCCAGTCCCTCAAGGATGCTGTTCCGCCGGGATACGAGTATGAGGCTATCAAGATCGTTGGTGGCCTTGGGCCGAAAGTGCAGCCGCACGAGTGGTTGTTTGTGGTTCGGCATAACCAGGGATTTGTCGGATGAAGGTCCTAATCACTGGCGTTGCCGGATTTCTTGGTAGTCACCTTGCAGATGCGATGTTGAAGGATGGTCACACGGTTGTTGGTATCGACAACATGATTGGTGGTGAAGAAGATAATATTCCGACTGGTGTTGATTGTCGAGTAATGGATTGCCAATGGTTAGTTGAGCGGCCATCTATTATGAAAGATGTAGACCTTGTATACCATTGTGCCGCTCTTGCGTATGAAGGTCTTAGCGTCTTTTCGCCGTACACCGTAGTCGAGAGCATTGTAGGTGCATCCGCGGCTGTTTTCTCTGCCGCTATTCAGGCTAATGTAAAGCGGATTGTACATTGTTCGTCGATGGCACGGTATGGCGCCGGACAACCGCCATTTGAAGAGTGGCATCTGACTTATCCGCAGGACCCGTATGGGATCGCCAAGGTAGCAGCGGAAAAAATCCTGGTTAATCTATGTGAGACACATAAGACTGAGTATGTTATTGCTGTGCCCCATAACATCATCGGTCCGCGTCAGAAATATGATGATCCGTTCCGTAATGTGGCTTCGATCATGATGAACCGAATGCTTCAGGGAAAGCAGCCAATCATTTATGGAGATGGTCGCCAACAGCGGTGTTTTTCGTTTATTGATGATTGTCTGTCTTGTTTGGTGAAGATGGGTTTTCAAAAAGATGTTACCGGCGAGGTAATAAATATTGGTCCGGATGAACAACCAGTCACGATTAATGAATTGGCGACAGCTATTGCTGATGTAATTGATTTTCGCAGGCTAGAACCGGTTTACATGCCGGGGCGACCTCAGGAAGTAAAAATCGCGCTTTGTTCATCTAAGAAGGCGCGCAAGTTGCTAGGTTATCAGACGAAAACGACACTTATTAAGGGTCTTGAGAGAATGGCCAAAGCTATGGTTGACCGCGGCCCGAGGCCGTTTAAGTACCATCTTCCTATTGAAATCCAGCGGCCATACTGCCCTAAGACCTGGACCGACAGGATATTTTAACCTGCCAGTGCTACCTATGATCTTGATCATGATCATAGGAGATTTCCATGGCTAAAGGCGGTGAAGGCGGTTACGGCGAGGGCGATAACGTCCATAAGGGTTCCGGTTCCAAGGGTTCCAGCGAAGCCGGTTACAAGTTGCCTAAGGGCAAGGCTGAGGGTAACGCGGTTGGCGGGAAGGATGCTACGTTCGCTGTTGGTGGCAAGAACAAGATGTTTGGTCACCAGAATGCGGATGAGCAGAAACCCGGCGTGACTGAGCACGATAACGGTCCGGAACAGTCTCAGGGTACCGGTGACAAGTTCGCCATGGGCGGCTCAACCAAGATGTTCGGGTACCAGGGTTCGGTTCCCGCGCGTGACGGTATTACGAGCGCCCGTTAATGGCCGGCTTTTCTTCGAAAGTCTCCATGTCAGGTACGCCACGGGTTCCCAAGAGTGGGTCTACCCGTGGTGGTCCTAAATTTCAAGAAACTGTTCGAGCACCTACTAATTTCCCCCGGGTGAAGGTTTCTCGTAGGGACTATTCCAAACCTGAGATGGGCGCAGAACAACCTCTTGGCGCTGCTGAAGGGTCCAAGAGTTCGTTTGGGAGTACAGGGCTTAGTGGCGAGACGTAATGCCGTATAAAGACCTAGAAAAACGTCGCAATGGCTGAATATCTCAGGAGAGTTCCATGATGATCAAACATATGACACCTCTTTCAAAAGGCGGTCAGAGGATCAAGCATGCTGGCAAAGGCGCAAAACCTTTTCCTTCGCAACCGAAGCCCGGTGCGCTAACTCAGGGTGCCCCGAGCATGAACAATTACGCTAAGGCAACCCCATTGCCTACGCCTCCCCCGCCGCCCATTGGTGGTGGTATGGGTGCCCCGCCCATGGGTGCACCCCCAATGGGAACGGGCGCTGGTGGTGCTCCTGGCCAAGACTAGGGCATGGTGTAATGAAA